TCATATGCTGTAATACTACTGAAACCCCCGATGCTACATAATTAACTGAATAAACTCCTCCCGTTCCAACATTGAAAGTTTGTCCATAATACATTGAAGAAGTGCTAATTACAGATACTGTTACGGTATTGGGATAACTCGTACTTGGTACAATAAAATCTGCCGTTGTGGTAGTAATAGGACTTGGAGCAATCATCCATGAAGTATCTACTACTGGAATAGTAACAGTAGAACCTTGCGCCGGTTGAATGAAATTATCAGTGGTTACTGTTTCATTTTTTGATTTGACTGTATACTTATCGTTACCAACAACAATAGCATCATTGGCAAATAACCACGAAGTATCATCCATTGCCATTTCTACATCGCTGTTAGTTACACCTCTAATAAAATTTTTCGTTGTGAAACCATATGTTTTATTCGGATAGTAATTATCAGTTGGACCAACGGTTGTAATCCAATCATAATGAACCGCATCTGTACATCTTTCAAGTTCAAATCCCATAATAGTTGGAGTGCTTTGGTCAATAGGATAAGTCCAAGACAAATCCAATGCTACTATTTCCGGCGAACCAGAATGCGGCGTACCAATATTCACAGACAAATTGAGAGGTGGAGAAACATAATTACCCAAAGTAGTTGAAACTTCATTGCTTGGCTCTGAATCGTTCGTATCTGTAGTAAACGTAGAAGGAACACCTGGATAAGTGTGATAGAATGCCTTAACACGATAAGCATATATATCACCGTATACAAGGTCAGTTTTATCTATGTAAGTAACCACATCTGAGCCAACCGTGTCATGCAACACCCACCCCGCGCCAGCATGATTTCTTTCAATCTTTGTTCCATCTTCATTGTAATATTGCGGCGGTATAGTTACACCATTTACGTCATTCCAACCGAGTGTAATAGAAGTATCGTCTGAAGCTGTAATACTCAAATATGGCGTATTCGGATATAAAGCCAACGGAGTAATTGTATCTGTTATTATTCCTTCATTGGAATAATTTGAATTGTCATCCTGCGGTATCATTGTTTTATACGCTCTTACTTGATATGTATAAGTAGTGCCATCAGCAGGTATAGCCGCATCCCAATAGTAGAATCTTAATCCAAGACCCGGCACCATAGAATTGTTTGAATATGGGACTGTATCAATTTGTGAATAAGGTCCAGCATTAGACTTTCTCTCAATTTTAAACCCGTCTATAAGCGTATCAGGGTCATCATCGCTCCAATCAACCTGTCCGCTTCTAGAATCATAACGCATAGTTGTTAAATTGTAAGGAGTCAACAGAGTAGTTCCGCCAGAGATAGTAACTGCCGATGTGTTTGAATAAGTTGAATAGCTTGACGGCGCTTTGTAGGCTCTCACTCTATATGTGAAAGTATGTCCAGCAGAAACACTCATATCAGACCATGCTTGAACATCAGCTATTGTGGTATGTATCACGCTGTAATTGCCAGCGTCTACTTTTCTTTCAATTTTAAAACCATCTTCATTATCGCTATGGTCTATCCATGTTAAATCTATTTGCGTCTCTGAAAACTCAACGGCAAGCAAATCAGAAGGTGGGTTGATAACTTCTACCGTTCTATTACGCCATTTAGGCGGGGGAAGATGTGCTGATGTAAAACCACCACCACCATGCCCAAAGCCAGTTTTTAATCCCATGAGGAAATCTCCTGTTAGAAACAAACATACTTGATTTACTACAACGCCATTCACTATAAGAAAAATATCAAATTTTTATCAAGAGCACCAAAAAACCATCACGCAACAATTCACACAAATATTGTAAAAATTATCCAAAAAGTTCTTGACTTGACGATATACTTATTGTAGTTTGTACAATAAGACCATTGGAGGAACTGACCATGAACAAGGCACTGATAATCGTAGACGTACAAAATGACTTCTGCACTGGTGGAGCACTCGCTGTCCAAAACGGAGAAGACGTTGTTCCAATCATCAACTCTATTATACCCAAATTCGCCAATATTTTAACATCTCAAGACTGTCACCCCGAAGACCACTGTTCTTTTGGGAATCCGCCACAATATAAGGACGGAAGCTGGCCTAAACACTGTGTACAAAAGACTTTAGGTGCGCAACTTCGTAGCGATTTAAAGCTACCAAAAAACACAATCCAAATTTTGAAAGGCACTTTGAAAAACCATGAGGCTTATAGCGCCTTTGAAGGTTCTCTGTGGATGAACGCCATACTCCGTCAAGGGCATACTATTCCGGCTCTTGGGCTTAAAGCGGCTGGAATCACAGAAATTTATGTGTGCGGTTTGGCAACAGATTATTGCGTCAAAGCCACTGCACTGGACGGAGTTAAGGCAGGTTTCAAGACGTTCGTAATTGAAGATGCTTGCCGTGGTGTCAATAAAAACACTACCGATTTGACGATACAAGAGATGGTGTCAAAGGGCGTTGTCATGGTCAAGAGCGGGGAGATTGCATAAAATGAAAGTTCTCGTTGCACAGATGAATCCTACAGTTGGCGATTTGGAAGGCAACTTTCAAAAGGCCAAAGCTATTGTATGTAATGCTCCAAAAGATGTGGAATTGATTGTCTTCTCTGAATTGGTCACTATAGGTTATCCGCCAAAAGACCTTCTTGAAAAACCTGCTTTTGTTCAAGCTGTTCTACGATACAACAAGAAATGGGCCGCTTTGAGCAAAAGCAAGACAACTATCGTGTTTGGTTCTATTTTGAGAAACAATCACAATGGTTCAAAAAAGCTCTTCAATTGTGCCCTTGCTGCCTTTGACGGTAAAACCAAAGGATATCAAGAAAAGACTTTACTACCCACATACGACGTGTTTGATGAAGCGCGTTATTTCTCGCCTTCTAACGGTCAATGTTTGTGGATGACTGCAAAGAATGGCGCGACACTTGGCATAACTATTTGCGAAGATGCTTGGAACGACCGCACATTTTGGAAGGAACGCTTATATTCAGAAGACCCCGTTAAGGACGTTGCGCCCTTTAGTGATATCCTTATCAACATTTCCGCTTCACCTTTTGCTCTTGGTAAACCAGCCGTTCGCCAAAAGATGATTTCGCATTTGGCGAGCACATATAAGAAGCCTTTCATTTACGTAAATCAAGTCGGTGGGAATGACGACGTGATTTATGACGGCAATAGTTTGGTGTTCAATGCAGAAGGCGAACTCTGTGCTGAATTGAAGCCATTTGAAACGAATACTTTTGTTATTGATACAGGCAATCTTACGCCAATCGAAGTTAAAGAGAACAATCAATACGAACAGCTTTACAAGGCTTTGGTACTTGGCATCAGGGATTATGCCAACAAAACTGGTTTTACCAAAGCTGTCATTGGACTTTCTGGCGGCATTGATAGTGCTCTTGTTGCGGTACTTGCGGCTGAAGCTCTTGGAACTAAGAATGTGCTCGGTATCTCAATGCCTAGCCACTATTCTTCTGACGGTAGTAAAAGCGATGCTCTGAAGCTTGCTCAAAACCTTGGTGTTGATTTCACCACAATCCCTATCAAAGACGTTCACAGTTCTTATATGAATCTTCTATCTGTGCCTATTGAAGACTTGACTAAAGCCAAGACAGACGGCAAAGTGCCTCTGTGGGAAGAAAATATTCAGGCGCGTATTCGTGGCGCTATTCTCATGGCAGTTTCTAATAGCACTGGCGCGTTACTTTTGACTACTGGCAATAAGAGTGAATTCGCCATGGGGTATTGCACGCTCTATGGTGACATGTGTGGTGGTTTGGCAGTCATCAATGACTTGTTCAAAACCAAAGTTTATGGTTTGTGTGAGTACATCAATCGTGACAAGGAAATTATTCCTAGAGACACGATTACCAAACCGCCTTCGGCTGAATTGAAGCCAAACCAGAAAGACCAAGACACATTACCGCCGTATGACATTCTGGATAAGGTTCTTCAGTTATATATTGAAGACGCCATGGAAACTGAGGAAATCAACAAGAAATTGAAATTGCCAAAAAAGTTCGTTGCCGAAATCATCAGGAAGGTGGATAGAAACGAGTACAAAAGAAAACAGGCTCCTTTGGGGTTGAAGGTCACACGTAAAGCGTTCGGTGTGGGCCGTTGTTTGTCTATAGCCCAAAAATGGAATGGATAATGGACATTATACCAGACTTCACAATATGTGCGAAGTATTGTGATTATTACAGGCACATTAAATTTTGCAGGGAAGGTCAACATGCTGCTGTTTGGTATCCTTGCACAAGCGATGAAAAACCCACAGTTCCAGAACATTGTAAATACTTATTGGAACACACTTTAGCGCAACGTGATGAATTAAGCAAAAATAATATGAGGAAACAGCAAAATTTGACGATATAGTTATTGTGAGAAGTACAATAAGTATAGTGAGGAGACGACAAATGAAGGTCCAGACTTTTAGCGTGGTGGTGGGAACCGAAGCGTGTAATGCGCGATGCCCGTTCTGTATTTCTAAACAGACCACAGGCATTCCCAAATGTGCTAAAATTAACCTAAATAGCTTTAGGCGTGCTTGCCGATTAGCGCAACTTGGCGGTAGTACCACAGTGCTTCTGACGGGCAAGGGTGAGCCGATGTTGTATCAAGAGGATATTGAGACGTATTTGAAGGAATTGAAGCCCTACGACTTCCCCCGCGTTGAAATACAGACCAATGGCATCAAACTATGGGATGATTACCAAAAGAACGGCAATCTGGACTATCTGGCCCGATGGAATGACCTTGGCTTGACAACCATAGCCCTTTCCATCGTTGACTATGTGCCTGAGTCTAACCGTTTGATTTATACGCCATATCGCAAAGATTACATTGACCTGTTCAAGTTGACTGAAGCTATCCACCAGTACGGCATAATGGTGCGTTGGTCGGTTATCATGTTGAAAAATCGCATTGATAGCATTGATAGCGCACAAAAGATGCTTCGGATTGCCAAAGAAAACAAGGCAGAGCAGTTGACATTCCGTGCTGTCATGGCAACCAATGAAACACGTGACCCTGAAATCAATCGGTGGACAAATGAGAATAAACCACTACACACAGAAGAAATCAACAAATGGATTGCAGAGAATGCCACGAAGTTGATGACACTGAGCCATGGTGCGACGATTTATGACTACGAAGGCCAAAACGTTTGCATCACCGATTGCATGACTTTGAAAGCCAACAGCGACGATATCCGCACACTGATTTTTTGTTCTGACGGGTTGGTGCGCTACGATTGGCGATACAATGGAGCGATAGTCTAATATGCCTTACACATACGAGTACCCACATCCAGCCGTCACCGTAGACCTTGTGATTTTCACAATCATTGACGGCAAGTTGAAAATCTTGCTCATTGAAAGGTCTGACAACGGTAAACTTGCTCTTCCCGGTGGATTCGTAGAGATTGGGGAAAGTCTTGAACATGCTGCCGAAAGAGAGTTGGAAGAAGAATCTGGCGTAAAGAATGTCTATCTTGAACAACTTTTCACATTTGGCAATCCTGACCGTGACCCGCGAGAACGTATCATCACTGTTGCCTACTACGCTCTTGTGGCTCCAAACAAAGCTATCCAAGCAGGCTCAGACGCCAAAAATGTAGGTTGGTATGATGTGGGTATCAAACCGGACGTATTGGCGTTTGACCATCATAAGATTCTAGCCAAGGCGCTAGAACGCATTCGTGGGAAGTTGGAATACACTACGATTGGCTTTGAACTTCTGCCAAAGAATTTCACATTGACTGATTTGCAAAAAGTATACGAAGCTATCTTGGATACGAAGCTTGACACGCGCAACTTCCGTAAGAAGATTTTACAGCAGAAGGGCATCAAAGAATTGCCAAAGAAACAAGAAGGTGAACCACACAGGCCAGCAACACTTTACGCCAAGAAAGGTTGAAACAATGTCTCCCATAATCACAAGTCTTTTAGATACAGACCTTTATAAATTTACGATGATGCAGGGTGTTCTTCATCAGTTTCCTGCAACACAAGTGGAGTATAAGTTTGCGTGTCGGAACGAGAAGATTGATTTGACTCCGTATGCACAAGAAATCCGCGAAGAAATCACGGCACTTGAGAACCTGTTTTTTGATAATGACGATTTGAGGTATCTGTCTTCTTTGCGATTCATTAGCTCAGACTTCATTGACTTTTTGAGATTCTTCCGCTTCAATGCAAACTATGTTTCTATGGATACTCATAATGGTTTAGACTTACGTATCACTGGACCATGGCTCCACACAATTTTGTTTGAAGTTCCTGTTTTATCTATCATCAATGAAATATACTTCAGGCATCATAGAGCGGATGCTTTTAACCCACACGAAGAAGTAGGAATGAACCGTCTCAAAGCGAAATTGGCATTGCTTGAAAATGCTCCCAATGATTTTCACTATGCAGAATTTGGCACACGTCGCCGGTATTCAAGAGCATGGCAAGAACGAGTGCTGAACTATTTGCACAGAGATTTGCATTGTGTGGGAACAAGCAACGTCATGCTGGCCAAAAAGACTGGCATGAAAGCTATCGGCACAATGGCTCACGAATGGATTGAAGCTGGACAGGCGTGTGATGTCCGGTTGATTCACAGCCAAAAATTCATGTTAGATTCTTGGATGAAAGAGTATCGTGGTGATTTGGGAATCGCCTTAACTGATACCATTTGTCTTGACGCTTTCCTGAAGGACTTTGACTTATTCTTCGCCAAGCTTTTTGATGGTGTGCGCCATGATAGTGGTGACCCATACATCTTCGGTGATAAGGTTATTGCTCGCTACAAGGCATTGGGAATTGACCCATTGACCAAGACTGCCGTATGGACTGATAGTTTAGACCTTCCAAAAGCCATTGACCTTCATAAGACGTTCAAGGGAAGGATTAAAACGTCCTTCGGCATTGGCACCAACTTGACAAATGACCTTGGACCGGAACCTATCAACATCGTTATTAAGATGGTGCGTTGCAATAATCAGCCTGTTGCCAAATTGTCCGATAATCCAAAAAAGAACATGTGCGAAGACCAAAAGTATGTAGAATACCTCAAGAGCGTTTTTGGAGTGAAATAAACATGGAAGCAAAAAACATAAGTTGGAAAAATTGCAAAGAGAACGGTGAAATATGGGAAAAGGCCGTAGAACAAACCTTTATTGATAAGTTGGGAAGTGCCGTAACTGTTAAATGTCCACAGGATTTGGGCTATAAAGGGAAGTGCGAAAAATTCGACAGGCACATAACTTTCAATGGCAAAACCACGCTCGTAGAATGTAAATGCGAAGAGGACTATACGATAAACATTTGTATAGAGTGGTGGAGAGTCAAAGACGGTAAGCACGTCCCGAATGGCTTACAACTTAGTGGGGCAGATGTTGGAATTCATGCTTTAGATAAGGGGCGAGTTGTTGTTGCCTATGATATGCAAGAAATGCAACGAATAGTAGCATTACGGGATAATATGGAAAGGAAATGCAGTGGTTGCCAAGGCAAAGATTTCACAAAATGCAAAAATTGGGAAGACTGTAAAAATACAGAATGCAGACATTCGAAACTGCTTTTTACCTTACATGAAACATTCGCAAAGAGTGATGCTTCTACTGGCGGCTATATAGCGCCTTACAAATATATAGCAGAGCCACAAAAATATGCCTATATGCTCAATACTAAACTTGATTGGATTAAGGTAACTACTCTTGAAAAATTACCAGAGTGTACTTTGTTCAAGGGAAATCAAAAATGAATCAGGATTTGATGAAGGAAATTGATACCCTATTTACCGATTCTTTCGGCAAAATGGCTATCCTTGTGGTGCTCTTGACCCTGCCCATGTGTGTAATTCAATTTCATAATTATTTTATATTCTTCGTTGTTAGGAGGGATAAAAACAATGAAGAAAACATTTTGGCATATTAAATATCCAGAACTATTGAAAGAAGTAGATTCCGCGCATCATTCAAATCCAGTCTTGCTTACAACTGGAGATAAAATTTGGTGGAAATGTAACAAAGGTCACCAATGGCAAACAACAATTCCCATTAGAACAAAGAAAGGTCATACGGGATGTCCATATTGCTCTGGCAGAAAAGTTTCAAAAGAGAACAATCTTAGAACTTGTAAGCCAGATTTAGCGCAAGAATGGAGTCCAAAAAATGTGTTAAACCCTGAAAATTTTTCAATAAAAAGTTATAAGAAAGTGTGGTGGGAATGTAATAAAGGGCATGAATGGCAAGCCAGTATTAAAGCACGAACTATATTGGGACATGGTTGCCCTTATTGTTCTGGTAGAATGTGCTCACAAGAAAATTCTATCGCAATTACTCATCCATTCCTTTTACAACATTGGGATTGTAGTAAGAATACAAACCTAACTCCTTATTTTATCAGTGCCGGTTCAGATAAACAAGTATGGTGGAAATGCGATGTTGGGCACACATATCAAAGGAAATGTTGTCAAGAAATATCTGCTCTGCGTTGTCCTAAATGTTTTTTGAAAACTTCTCAACAAGAAATTAGAACTTTTTCAGAATTGCTATTCTTTTTTAATGATGCTGTTTGGCAAGATACTATTGAAAAAATGGAAGTAGACGTTCATATACCATCAAAGAATATTGTAATTGAAACAGACGGTTATTTTTGGCATAAAGACAAACTAAAAAAAGATATTAAAAAAACTGAAAAATTGACAAATCTTGGGAAGAAGGTTATTCGGCTCAGAGAGTTGCCTCTTAAAAAAATCACAAATAATGATATTACATTCTCATGTAAAGACGATTTTGTAATAACAATACAATCACTTTTGAAAACAATCATAGGCAAAGAAGTTTTGTATGATAAATTCTTAAACAACGATGTCTTTAATAGGCTTGTTAGTTCTGTAAATAAACCAAAAATTTCAATTTTCGCTCGTTATCCTCTTCTTGAAAAAGAATGGAATTATGATAAAAATGGTTGCTTAAATCCGAGTTTTGTAAGCTATGGTTCAAATAAAAAGGTATGGTGGAAGTGCAGCAAAGGACACGAATGGGCAATGACTGTAAAAAACAGACGTATACAAAATTGTCCATTTTGTTCTAATCGCCAAATAAATAAAAACAATTGCCTATCAAAAACGCATCCCGACATTGCTAAAGAATGGGATTATGATAAAAACGGTTGTTTAAATCCAGAAAACGTGGTATTCGGTTCTCATAAGAAGGTATGGTGGAAGTGTAACAAAGGACATAAATGGATTGCCGCTATTGAGAAAAGAACTAGACAAAAAAGAAATTGTCCCTATTGTTCAGGACAAAAAGCAACTTTTTATAATTGCCTGTCTAAAACACATCCTGATATTGCTAAAGAATGGGATTATGATAAAAACAGTTTCACGCCCAATGATATAAGCAAAGGTTCATCAAGGAAAGTATGGTGGATTTGTCAATGTGGTCGTAAGTGGGAATCAACAACGAACAGCAGGAAACATCATTTTTGTGCAAATTGTTGGAGAAAAATGAATGCTCAAAATAGCCATATACGGAGGAAGTTTTGACCCAATCCACGTTGGCCACATTCAAGTAGCTCAACACGTGCTCAATAACAGTAAAGAATTTGACCAAGTATGGCTCATGCCGTGTTTCCGCCACATGTACGATAAGAGAATGAGCGCACCAGAACACAGGTTTGCTATGTGTGAATTAGCGGCTGCTGTAGATAGACGAATCAGTGTGTCCAACTATGAAATCAAAAATCAATTGGCAGGCGAAACCTATCACCTAATCAAAAAGTTGGTAGAAGAACCACTTTTGAAAGACCGCTATACCTTTGCCTATATCATCGGTCAAGACAATGCCAACAGCTTCGATAAGTGGGTGAACTATGAATTCCTTGAACGAGCCATGCAATTTGTAGTCATCCCGCGCAAAGGCATTCCATTTGACCAAAATAGCACATGGTATCTTAAACCGCCTCATATCTTCATGGCTGGCGATACCAATATCATGGAAGTTAGTTCTACTCAAGTGCGAGAAACCTTGAAGCGCAATGATTCGGCAATAAATAAACTGGTCAATCCTGCTGTATTGGCCTATATCAAAGAACATAACTTATATTAGCGGATATTGAATTCTGCTATGCCGTCTTCCAATTTCTTGAATTTGAACTTGGGGCTGAACGTCTCTTGCAGATATTTCGCCAGCCTTTGGGCGTCTTCTTCGCTTCTCATAATTACATGCAGCTTGGAAGATGTGATAAAGTTTGAGCCTCTAAAAGCACCAAGCTTCATATCCAAATCCTTCACGTCAACCTTTTTACTAATCAGGTCTTCCTTCAATGTCTTTTCTAGGCGCTTCAAAATCTTCTCAGCAGCGTCATGTTTCAAATCCTTCATTTTAATACGTAAATCGAAAAATGCCTGTTCGAACAAAGTATTTGGCCTGTCTTTCGAGAGGATATCATTGGCTATTCGAACGATTACTTCTGAATAATTCACTTTATGTCCTCATTGAAGTTGCTATACATGATTATCTTAGCTTGTGCTCCCAATTCTTGCAACCGGTCAATGAGTTTCTTGATGTTTATAGATATGTCACGATTGTCACGCTCACGCAAAGCTTCTCTATTCTCGAACATGAAATTGCCATACGCTTTAATCTTCTTGTCTAGGTGCGCTATGTATTTCTTTAGCTTGATTTGATTCCAACGCTCTATGTCGTGTGGCAATCTAGGTTCTACATTCAAGGGTGAGACTTCTTGTTTGTTCCCCAAGGAAGGGGGGGTTGAATAAATCTCCCCCTTCCTCAAACACATTGAAGGTATAAGCTAGAACCAATCGTTCTTCAATGGCTTTCTTGTTCATACTAATCCCATTCAACAGTGATGCCTAGCTTCTTTGCATTAGCGTCTGCCTTGACTTCCCGCATCATTTTACGTGCCTGATTCCTGTTTTCAAAAGTAACAGGCATCGCAATCAAACCGGGCTGGCCTCTTAAAGCTGTAACACTAATACTGCCCATGTAAAGGTCAAATTCATAATCGCCGCTAAAGGAGTTGACATAATCATCAAGTTTTCCTTTAGTCTTTTCAGGATTGCCTGTGTATGGGATGAAAAAATTTAACGTGCCTTCTTCATCCCATGCAGTTAGAATTTGTGCTACTCTCCGTAGCTCCTTAGCTAAAGCTATCTTATTCACGGCTATTCTCCTTTTAATTTCATTACAATTACTTAGGTTCTACTTTCTTTTTGCACTTCAAGCAATACTTAGTATTTTCAAGAACTTTTGTTCCGCAATTAGGACAAGGAAACGTGCCAGCCGCAACCGCTGCTTGCTTGACTTTCTTCTTACACTTTAGACAATAGCCAGTATTCTCCAAAACCTTAGTGCCACAATCAGGGCATGGGAAAGTTTCAGCACTTACAAGCTCTTTGGCCAGCTTCAACAATTCCGCCGCAATCTTCTGTCTGTCCATTGGGTTCTTCCTTTCTAAAATAGGCGCATCTATACGCCTTACCTGTTATGATTATTCTTTTCCATCCACTTCCTTGGCACCTTCGTTAACAGAAGGCTTGTGCTCTGAGTCTAAAGTGGTCAACATCTTTTCCAATTCTCCGACGTGAACTTTTTCTTCCCTGCCAATATCAAGTAATACTTCTTTGAGCTTCTTATCGGTTACTACTTCTGCCAATCGCTCATACAAGTTGATAGCTTCATATTCAGCCATCGTCGCTACTCGTATTGCCCTCAGATTGACATTTTTGGATTCACCCTTGATTAGCTCGCCAAAGTTATCAGCGGCACCAGATGTGAGTCCTTTTGCTATCCTGAGTAGTTCTGAAGCAATTTTCTTATTATCCATAGTCTTCATGTCCTTATCTGCCTTCATCTTCCTGCACAATTTCAAAATCTAGCCCAAGAGAAAAAGTTGCTTTCCGTTCATTGATGTCTACTTTCAACCAACTCAAAGTCAAGTTCTTTTCCAACGCGCCAGAAGAACTATATTCCTTCCCGATTAGGTCGTTCCAAATAACATCTGAGTCATCATTGTTCAACATATCTTTGGCACGTTCAATAATGTCTTGTTTAATTCTGACCCAATCGTATTTCTCAGCCGTTCTCTTAAATTGATTCAGATACTTCTTCAAACCGTCTCTGTCTTCACCAAATTGTTCCGTAGCGATAGCAGCCAAAAATTCCATAGTAGAACAGCTTACGTCAAATCTCAATGTGCCATAATAGGCCGTTCCATAATGTTCTGAATCTAGTTCCATACCTCTTGGCGCATCTCTATCAACACCTTCTTTACCTTCATTGACAAATCTTGGATGTCCTTTTCTTATCAAAAACGACAAGAAATACTCAGGCTGCATCGCTATCATGTCGGCAACTATCTTCATCAATTCAATGGCTATCTTTTTCATTTTACAACCACCCTATATTACACCAATAGCCAATAACCAACTAGGCGCACCATCAACGCCCCAACCATCAGGCTCCACTCTTTGGCCCGTAACACTCTTAGCCACTCCATCGCTGCTCCATTTTTCAAGTGTGTTCATGCTCGGTGTTTTGTGAAATCCGCTAATATACTTATACAATGAACTAGTATGTATCTTGATTGGCTGGACTTCATCATCGTCTATCGTAACAATAGCTACACTGGCGTCTTTGTTTTTCCATTCGACTTTACAGTGCATACCAACAGGAATAACCGTTCCAGACCGTAGTTTAAGCTCTTTAACAATCTTATGGTCGGCTGCGATTACTTCTCTGGCGAGTTTAATCAATCTCAAAGCTATTTTGTTCATTATAATCTCCTGCCAAAATAAGGTACTGTCTAATGGTAGGAGAGTATAAAATAATTGTTACAATTCAACCTATTCCTTTGAATCTAACAATCAAAAGACTACTTTTTTGTATCATAAAGGCCGGGTAAGTTTTCAGGCTTTTTCCAAACGAAAGTTTCAAGGCTATTCATGTCACAGAGAGGTATGTCATTTCTCAAAACACTCTTTATCGGATGCCACACTCGTTTCTCTTTGTTCACCACACCAGCATCAAATTCCGGCTTACAATACCACCAAAATGTCTCATACGCGAAAGGATGCTGCTTGGCCTTAAATCCGTTCATCTTGCTTGCCGTAGCTGTTCTCATTTCAGAAATCACAGGCCAAAATTCTTGAGTGAATGTCTTAGACAACATCGCCATGACTTCATCTTTCATCAACAATCCACATGATGGTGCTATACCACAAGCATAAGGTTGCGCTTTTACTGGCAACTGATAAACTGTCCTCATCCACGACCAATCGTTCCCCGGTAAAGATGACCCCGATATGTCTTCATCCCAAACCGGCCTGCAAAATTCTTCTACAAGCATACCAAAAAACACATCCCAATCCAAATAGAGCCAACGTTTACATTCTACCTTTCTTTGCTGATACCAATAATACATAGGGATATCGCAATGGAACCATGCGTCACCAGAACAATCTGTACTGCGAATGACAATGAGTGGATAGTTGTTGGTGTTGCATTGAATGACAGAAGAAAGATTCTGCCGTACTACATTTATATCGGCAGTGTCATGGTATTGATAAATGATGCCCAAATCATTCATAAAATCCAATTTCCTTATCTGGCCATACAAAAACGTCTAAACTGTTGATATCACGTTTTGGGATATCGTCATTAACAAGAGTCTTTATAGGATGCCAAATACCACTTCTATGATATCGAGCCGCAATATTTGTTTCATCGGAGACATACCACTTAATAGTATACTTTGAATACGGGTGTTCTTTAATAATAAAACCATTCATTTTTGCTGCTGTTCCCACTCTCAATTCAGAGATGACTGGCCATGGTTCGTTAATAATTGTTTTTGATAAAACGTTCATTGCTTTGTCAGACATCATGACAGCACACATAGGCCACACCCCACAAGCATTTTCACGTATTGCTTGCGTAGGTAAGTTTCCAATTTCACAGAACCAATGCCATCCATTATTTGGCAATGCAATGTTTGGAGCAGATATATCATCACTCCATACCGGCTTGAAAAAATCTTCTATAGACTGACAACAATAAGCATCCCATTCCAAATAAAGCCAGCGAGCACATTCCACTTTCCTTTGTTGATACCAATGAAACATCCCCAAATCGCCATTACGCCAAGCAGATTGGCCCTCAGTACGCTTTAATGGAATTATGGGATATTTACCGTTACTGTAATGGATAAGAGAAGATAGATTTTGTGTAACTACGTCAGCAGGGGCACCGTCATAGTATTGAAAGATAATGCCTAAATCCGGCATATAGTCCTAGACTTTGTTTCTGATGAAATCTATGGCTTCTCTAAAAGACCATTCCGAATCAAACAAATGCCGTAGTTGGTCTTCACCAAAAGATTCCAATTGTTCCTTGTTAAAAGCCTTTTCTACTGTGCGTTTCCAACGTTGATATTCTCTTTCTGCTTGATGTTCATGTTGTGGATTGTTACCTTGCTCCAATTCATTCCACCGCTGTTTTTCAACATCGCGCAGCTTTTCTCCGTAGCCTTCGTCTCGCCAAGCTTTTTTGGTTTTCTCCTTCGCTTCTGTTCCTTTTTCTCCGTACATTGTTTCTGGAAGTTTATGAGGTATCTTCTTCTCGCTCAGTTTTGCCAACCCACCATTATACTCTTTGCTGTATGTCTCTTTTGAACATTCTGTAAATAGCTCACCAAGAGCAGCTAAAGCTTCACCATGTGTTATGATTTCAAGTTCGTTGATAGCATTTCCAAAAGAGCTTGAATACACAACAATAGTAGGACCGAAACCCTTGTCAACTACTTTGAATGTCACGCCGCTATTACTAATATGAAGATAAACACTTCCGATTTCTTTACCTTCATCTTTAGCAGTCAATAATTGTGCTACTTTCATTAGTTCGGAAGCTACTTTCTTGTTGTTCATGGTGTATCCTTTAGTGGTATTTCTTCTTGATTTCTGAGATTTTATTTTGTATCTCATCTAAATCACTACCTTCTATTTCTATATCAGATAGCATATCCTTCAATTCTGTCAATTCCTTCTCTGTTGAAGCAATATCAAGTCTTATCGAATTCAACAAATCACTTTTCCTCTTTCCTTCTGCTTCGGCAGTTTGTTCTGGATGTGCTTTGATATGCTCATTCCAAGCTTTAGTAATTTCATCTATGATAATCCTTCTGAAACTTGGTGGCGCATCATCAAAATTGCGGGTGATATAAGGACGGTCAGCATTTCTAACCTGCCAAACACCACCAATCTCAAAAAGATGAAGACTGACATTGAATTCATCATTCCGTAACTTCAATTTTGAAATATTAGGAGTGCTCAAATGTACATGGTTTTTATTAGTAATGGCAAACTCAATGACGCCTTGGACTCTGCCATTGAAATGCAATAAACCACGTACATGGTCTGCACAAAAGCTCTTGGCTATCTTGGTAATTATCGAATCAAGACTCATTGGTATCATCCTTCCCTACTTTTCCATAAGGTTGTCGGCGTCCATACTGCTGATTAGAACTTCGCCTTGGTGTGTGAATGTCTTGCCGTTGTCTGTTAAGCGAATCGGATGAAGTAGTTTGGCTTCATACCAACTGCCGCGCTTCCTAAGTACCTTCACTAAATTGCCTTCTAGTAAATTAACAGCAGTAGAAGTTTCACCACTATGAGGAGAAACGGCTTCATGACCTTCTACCCAATAAGCTGAAAACTCCGTTACTACTTGATAGGTCTTGCCAATATCAAACATACCTTCTGCTGCAAAGAAATTTTTGGGAGCAATTTTTCTTAAATATCTTGCAACCACATCACCTGCTTTTGAACCTACATCATTGATAACGATTTTATCGCCTTCCCAATGTGCAAGTTTATTGCCGCCCATCCAACTGCCGTCCAGCGTCTTGCCGTCAGTAGAAAGCTTCTTGCCTGTAAGAGCTTTTTTGTCTGTGAAAGCATCAATAACCTTTTTGTCTTTATCCGACAAAATAAGGTCAGCAAGAAAATCTCTGGCTACTTTGATTACTATTTTAGAAGTGTCCACGATTTATTCCCCTAAAAATGAATTCAAATCTTCAAGAGACGATTGTACGCGCTCTAATGAACCTACATAACCCCAATCCTTCTCGTCCTTCTTAAAAGCTTCTGCATCTCTCTTTAACTTGATTCGCAGTTTTTCTACCAATTTATTTACCTCTTTTGTCAATTTATCGTGCTTGGATTTTGCCGTTTCTTCAGCACATAACGACTTCGCAAGCTTCAACAATTCTGCGGCTACCTTTTTGTCGTCCATGGTTTTACTCTCCCAATACAAGCTTTACATTTTTTTGATAAATAAATTTTTCATAGCTTGATGCACTTGCGATATTTTCTGTTCGGCTAATGGTAAAGTTATTGTAGATTGAATAACCACATCATGATATTTATCGTCCGCAATCAATCTCGGCGAATTCAAATTGATAGTTCTAAATCCTTCTCCGTTCAATGCAGTTTTTGTACCCTTCAAATCCTTCCAAAACTGCCCAAAAGCAGTTACGGTTTCTCCCTCATACAAAAATCCTTTTTCAAACGTCATAATGCAATTAATAGTTACCATGTCTTTTGATACGGTATATGTCTTTTGGCCTATACCACCAGCTACAAGACTCTTAGCCATCTTCAACAATTCTGCGGCTACTTTTTTGTTGTCCATGGCTATTCCTTGCCTGAATATTCAAGCTGGTCCTTAACAGAATCTTTCCATTCTTTGCTGTCAACATCTTCTATCCATCCAATAAGAGTTTCAACCGCCCCTTCATTATCGCTGAAAAATGCTTCAAGATTAAGATAGCCAATAGCTTTAACTACACGTTCTAATGCCTTCATATTATTTCGATTCAATTTTTCTTGGCCTCTAAGCTCTTCAACAAGCTCGCCCAAATCAGCACTATCCATGTCTTCTTTGTCCATTTTTGAAACTAATGACTTAGCAAGCTTCACTAATTCACCAGCTACTTTTTTGTTGTCCATGGCTTTAATCCCCCTATTCATATATGGCGTTCTATCAAAGAATTATAGTTACCAATTAGTTTTGTCCACATCCTTTACTTCACTCAAATGTTTGTTAATCTTCGTTATAGCATCTTCTACACTCTTCACTCTCGTCTTCCTAAATTTATGTGACCTTAATCCACCACTAAAAACCTCAAGCATTCCCTCATTGTAAAAAGACATAGTAAAATACCTTGAATTTTCGTAAATGCCGTTGGACCAATTCGCTTTGTCATCCAAAGATAGCTTTATGTAAATTGAAACACGCTCATCACCACCAAGAGTGCTTTTTGATACAAACACATGCGGAGCCTTGATGCCACTTTTTAATTTTGTCATAGCATCTTCAACACTATTTATGTCAAATACTTTTCCTTCTGCTATTAAGCACTTGGCAATTTTCAAAAGCTCTGACGCTACTTTTTTATTATCCACGATTTTGGCTCCTTATTTAGTATAATAGTCCTTTTGCTATCAATAGTCAGCTATCTAAAAAATATCATACTACTGTTTCTATATCCTTAACACTGTAAATCGCAACCCTTGAATGAATTTCAACAGGCTTCAAAGGATTCATCATTCTGCGCATGGTGTCCACAGGTATATTGTATTTAACTGCCGCCATACTCACCGTCAACTCTCCTTCACCACAAATGTCCTGAAGCTTGCTCAATACACTCTTGCGCTCAATTCCCCACTTTTTCCTATAATAAGCCACGCCTTCACCTTTAATCCACATACATGCAAGGCGTATGGTTAAACAAAAGCCCCTTAGATTTCTCTAAGGGGCTTCTTACTACAAAGTCTTACTGATATTAGCTTTGAGCCATTATACTCTCGTGATGGTCAAAACTTGGAGCGCATATGGATTGTAGGCTCCGATTCCGATATTCTCGAAGATTGAGAAACCAATCAAGCGATTCTTCGGGTCGTCAGCGGACAATACTGTCAATTCTGTGCGGACAGGAATACGTCCGAAGAATTCTGGTTCACCGCAAACATAGACTGTACCTTCTGGAACGATGCGGGAAACAATCAACTTCGCGCCCCACAGCGTTGCCATCAAACCAGTCTTCAACAACACTGCTTGTGTTTCGATGTCCAGTGTGTCGCGGTCCCATTTGCGGAGGTCAGCGTAGTCCTTAGCGTTCAGGAATACGTTGGCAACGCGAATGTCGGTTCTTTCAACGTTGGCGAAAGCATCGGCCAGAGCGTTGGCTGTCAAGTTACCAGTTACAGGAATCGCTGGATTCGGGTTGGTCGGGTTAGCCGAAAGAGCATCCATTACCGCGAAAACCTTGCGGTCTTCTTCGGCCTGGATTTCAGCCTTCGCCAAATCTACTGAACGTTCAATCAGGTCGAAGCGGCGATTCTTGATTTCCGTCAACTGGATTTCTGGATTGCTTGCGATTTCGAAGAGCGGGAACAGAACGCGCTTCGGCTTTGCAACTGCTACGATATTCAAGCCTTCTTCGCCAACCACATACGCGGTTACGTTCGGGTCTTTATCGTAGATGGGGAGAGCGCCGTCTGGAAGGCGTTCAACGTAGAAAGCTCTGCGGCCAACGCTGGAATAATCGCGGCGTCTGCGTAGAGGCTGAATCATACTTGCGGCCAAACGTTGACGACCAGCAGCAGTCTTAATATACTGACTGATAATCTCCTGTTTGGTATTGTTGTCAATAGCCATTGCCTTTTCTCCTTTACCTATATCTGGAAGTGCCGCTGCGCGACATACTCTTCCTGTTGCCTGTGCTATAATTTAATCTTTGCCTATATTTCGAGAACTACCTTGAAAGGCACGATTCTCGGCAAAAACTAAATTGTAAATTTCATAATGTCCAAAAAGGCAATTGTATTGCTTAGATTCTCATATCAAGGCCAAGTGTTGGTGATGCTGTTGTCGGAATCTTTGTTACGACGCCTACTACAGCCGCGCCCTGTGCAATTGTCAACAGACCCTGTGCTGACGAATAGAGATAACGACCAACTGCGTAAGCAATCGGATTGCCAGGAGCGCCGTCATTGGTTTCGTATACGTCTACTTCTACTGACGCCATTCCTTTGATAACTGCTACTTTGCCAGATGCTACGGCTGGTGCGTTTTCAAAAGCTGCACCGGCTGCATCATTGACGAACAGACCGATTGGCATAAGAGCATCAGTGCACGGAACTGCTACGTAATCGCCGCCTTCTGGAGCACTGGCTGCAACATCCATGCCTGCTACTGAACCACCCAATACGCCACGGGGGGTATTAACACTGAGAGTTGAATTGGTTACAGCACTAGGGAAGTTCTGCTTCGTATAGCAAGCTGGACTTAGCACTGGTATTGAATTCAACTGAGTTCTGATTAAAATTGTAAGAGCCATTCTTCTTTCCTCCTATAAGAGATTGTCCATTTTTACTTAACTTAGATTCTCATATCCAAACCAAGGGTTGGTGATGCAGTTGTTGGAACCTTGGTCACAACGCCAACCGGAATAAGAGCAACGCTATGTTCAGGTGTCAACAGACCATTTACTGAACTATAGAGATACTGGCCAACGTTGTAAACAATTAGAGCACCGGGAGCCAGTTTCTGATTCGTTTCGTATACATCTACTTCTACTGAACCCATGCCCTTCATAACTGCTACTTTACCAGATGCTACGGCTGGTGCATTTTCAAAAGCCGCGCCAGCAGCATCATTGACGAACAGACCAATTGGTGTTGTAGCTTCGGTACATGGAATTGCTACGTAATCGCCGCCTTCTGGACCTGCGGCGTCCATGCCTGCTACCGAACCACCTAATACGCCGCGTGGGGTATTGACACTGAGAGTTGCATTCGCTAAAGAACTAGGAAAGTTCTGCTTCGTATAGCAAGCTGGACTTAACACCGGTATTGAATTCAACTGAGTTCTAATCAAAATTGTAAGAGCCATTCTTCTTTCCTCCTAAATATTTTTTCCACTCTTCCGTAAAAAACTAAACACTTATTCAAACAGCTTGCTTACATCCGGTGCACTTTCCCAAAGATTGCTCAAGTCAATTTCCTTGCCTTCGGAAGCTACCTTTGGCTGTCCACCTAGCTTTGACACACCCTTCTTTTCAGAAGCCTTCTTAGCTTCTACTTTTTCTTCTTCGTCTTCGGCTTTCTTCTCTTCCATGTCTTCTGCTTCGAAGATTGATGCCAAGAGCTTTTCTTCGGCAGCGTTTACTTCGCCTTCTTCTTCATCTTCCGCAGCCGTTAGCTGAATATCCAATTCTGCGGCCTTCTTGGCTTCTACCTTCTCTTCTTCTTTATCTTCGCTCTTCTTGGCCTTTACTTCTTCTTTATCTTCGGCCTTCTTAGCTTCTACCTTCTCTTCTTCCTTGTCTTCGGCTTTCTTGGCTTCTAATTTTTCTTCTTCCTTGTCTTCGGCCTTCTTAGCTTCTACCTTTTCCTCTTCTTTATCTTCGCTCTTCTTGGCCTTTACTTCTTCTTTATCTTCGGCCTTTTTGGCGTCTTCTTTGGTGAAAGGTGGAGCCTTCTTATCGCCAAGGTTTTCAATCGGGTTCGCAGCTTTCTTGGCTTCTACCTTCTCTTCTTCCTTCTCTTCGGCTTTCTTGTAAAGGTTTTCTGAGTCAGCAAATCTCTTGAGTGATTCGTTCAAAGATTCAGAACCCATCTTCATGAAATCGCGGGCTTGTGCTTCGATGGTGTTTTCTTCAACCTTATCACCAAGAAGAAGAACGGCCAACTTTACAGCCTTGGATGCAGCGGCACGAATACTGGCAACGGTTGGAATCGGGAAACCGATTTCATCACGCTGGTCGTTCTGCCAATCGTGTCTCATATCCGGTAATTCATGATTTACTGTGTGTTCAAACGTGTGATAATGGTCACGTTCTACAAATTTGCGGTCTGGCTGATTGACTGTACCTGGAAATGGTTTCTCAGGGTCACCACCGTTGCCTTCAGCACCTTCAGCGGCAGCAAGACGCTTAGTAAGACGTTCTCTTGCCATTTGTAATTCTCCTTTCGATTCAGTTCATTTTGTCCAATAACACATATTTACTTAGAAATCTGTGCACGATGAGCGTCAATAGCATCCGCCAACGTATCAATACGGAGTGCCAATTTCTTGTAACCTTGTTTTTCGAGATAAGAAGCAACGTTGTCCAGACGCTCAGATGCTTCCTTCAAGCGTGATGTGCGCTGTTGCTTAATGGCTTCACCACCCGTTTCGCCTTTGACCGGGCTGTTAAAGGCTTCTTCCATCTTGTCAAATTTTTGGGTGATTTCGTCTTCGATTCCAGGCTCTGTTTCAGAGGATTTCTTTGCTTCCTCTTCTTTTTCTTCTTCTACTGTTTCATTTTCTTCGTGTTCATCTGCTTTTTTCTCTTCTACCTTCTCTTCTACTTTTTCTTCGGCTTTCTTGGCTTCTACTTTCTCTTCTACTTCGTCTTCGGCCAAAATTGTTTGAGCAAGCTTCACCAACATGCCTGCTACTTTGTCAGAAGCTTCCATTGTTTCCTCCTCATCCTCAGAACGCTTGTCACAACCTTCGCATTCTTCGTCGTCAGCTTTCTTCGCTTCAACCTCAAATGCTTCTTCTTCTTCGTCTTCACCAGCAGCGTTGCAACCTTCACATTCGTCGTCTTCCAACTCTGCCTCAAGAGCACGAATTTCAGTGAGGATATCGCCATCAGAAGCTTCAACGATTTCCTTTTCTTCCTTCTTGAGTTCTTCTGTTTCTTGCTTTAATTCGTCGTCTTGGTCGGCAAGACGTTTTTCGAGAGCTTCGATTTCTTTACCGAGAGAGCCTGTTTCACGTCCCATTTGTTTCCTCCTTTTTCTTGCTAACTCACGGCTTTTTGGTCAGTAATAGGTGCTATAATTTTTTCCTACTTTTATTAACTTTTACGCTCCCATAGCTTATAAAAATATAAAAAAATTATGAAACCCCTATTTCCAATGTGCAATTTCACATAACTATTGCACGCCTTTGGAGATAAATTTCTAGCCTAGTTTGCCACGTAAAATAAGGTATTATTGGCCTAGTGTTTTGCCGCCCAAATAGTAACTCTGTTTATAAGTTGTTCCTCCTTACGTCTCCGCAATTCGGCACAAGCCACGTGCAACGCCAGCATTCCATTTTTATCTGCTACGCGCAATCTACTTATGTCATCAAACAAACCTTCAAGGCTTGTAGTTGACATACTTAAGATATTCGCGTATTTCTTTGTATCCACTTCACTAATATAATGATTGAGTACCGCGCCTTGGAATGCTGGACGTTCTACCCAACTTGCTTCAATATAGATACAAGATTTCGGGTCACCTTTCCTCTTTCCATCTGAACCAATAATTGTTCTACCACACAATTCAGCTACGATACGATTGATGCCATTTTCATCTACGAAATATGTCATCAATTCATTATCTAAGTGATGGCAATTGGTACTAGCATCAGTGAATTCTTTACCACATTTACTACATTGTGTGAAGTTTGCCTGACATCCCATTGACATAGTTGTTAATGCGCCTGATTCTATCTTTCGAATAAGGTCACTATGTTTTCTGTCCGTTGCAACTAAAATGTCCGTGTAGTAGACATTGGCCTTTTTACCAGTTTTGCTAGTATAAGCTACAGGACGCAGCACAGCATCAAGAATTTTCCCCTTGGATAATTCTGGAATCTGACAGTTATGAACTATAACACCTTCTGCTATATAAGAATTATCATTTTCTACTTCAAGATTAAATACATCACACTCCAAATCAATTGTAGATACTTCTGTAATCTTTGAGGTTATGTATTTTTGATTTTCATGTTCAAATACATAAGTAAACTTTTGTTCTTGCCTTGCTTGGATGAGTACATTGTTGTAATTCAAAATTTCATCTAGCGATTTTGAATCTTGTACTGTAAATCTTAATAAATATCCGGGTCTTGATTTCTTTCCGGTATTGGGGTCAACGAATACTTGATATCCGTCTACTATTGTTTCTTCTGAATATCTCGGCAATACACCTGTTTCTTTGTATACGGGGTTCATTCCCAAACGCCAAGATATAAACATTAGTTGTTGAATCAGCGCCTTCGTCTTTAATTCAATACTATAACCACGTGACTCGCCTTTGTCTGTGCCGTCGCCATTGATTAAATGCTTCATAATTAATGCTTGTAGTTCCAAGGGCAACCATAACGCCGCATCATTAAGTTGTTTTGCCCAAGCATACTTACCACACCATTTTTTGAAGAATTCTGCAACTTTGATATTACAAAGAGATACACACCAAGAACCACTTTCAGATTCATATACTCTAGGCTCGCAATCGCTTCTAAACAACTCTACAAATTCTGTAATTAAAAGTGATTTTATTCTTTCTGCAACATCGCATTCGTCATTTCCAAGAGCAAATTGAACTCCCGACTCTCCATCATTAAATATATTTTGACTAGTAAAAGAACCTTCTGCCAAGAACCATCCTATTAACTCTGCACGATTCTTGTTTACTTCATTATTTTCTATTATAGTAGAAGAAACCGGATGAGTTAAGAAATCACGGTCTTTATTTATCTTCCCGGCATCTACCCATTGAGGTGTAAGTCCACAAGGATAATCTTCACCTTTTCTCTTATGAACACCTACAGTAAATCCGGTCCACTTATTCAGCGTCAAACCACTAAAATCAGGTGGATTGTTTGGTCGTCCTGTTTTTGGGCAAGTCTCTCTGGCGTGGTATACCCAAAATGGATGATTTGCGGTGACATACATATCCCTTGACAAAATTCCATTGCTTGTTATTTTTGTCAAAGAAGTAGATTTTCTAATTTGAACATTCTTTACAACATCTATATTTCCAAGCCTGTTGATAATTTTATCACCGGGTTTTATAGTCTCAATAGCTTGATAAGTTCCATTAGCCATTAAAACTCTAGTACCAGCCACAAAACAATGTTCAAGGTAATTTTCAGCACCCACAAATGAACGGAAACAAGCCAGTAGAACTTCATCTGACCAGCCATTACCATTATTATTGACTAGTTCATCGGTAGGAGCTTTAACGTAGTAGCCATTTTCTTCCACATTGCAGCTTGATACAATACTACAATGACTGAATAAATATTTGTCTGCGCTGAACTTATTCCAATCTATATTTATATCTCTGGCGATTCTAACATTGCCATTACCAGCATAGCTCCATTCCTTCTTTGGATTGTAAAGGATAGAGGCTATGGGCAAGTCAATTTCGAATGTTCTTGCTTTGTTAGAAGCTTCCAAAAGGCATTTATCGTTATCGCAGCGTCTATTCATTGTTTTAACTCTTGATTTTGTCTTTTTTGGTGAGGTTATCTTTAGCCCACAAAGGTTGCAAATTCATATAATTGAAACACTTTTTCTGTTCGTTCTCTTTTGTCAAATCAAACGCAGAACACGGAATAATGTGGTCAACGTGCCAGCCACGCAGTCCATGATTTTCCCAAGTCATTCCTTTTGTAAATTGTTTTTCAAGATGCTTTTTTAAATCTTCAATCGAACAACCCAACAATTTCGCAGTGTTATTCGATTTGGGTGTTTTTCGTAATGCAACAAGTATTCTGATTCTAAGACTGTTTTTTAGTCTGAATTCCGGGTCTGTTTTCATTTTCTCTTTGTAACGCAACCTAGCCATAAGTTTCCAATGTTCTGTGTTTTTTTCTCGCCATTCTTTATGTTGTTCATAAACTTTTTCTTTGTTTTTCTTGCTATAATCTTTTGCTTTTTCTATTCTTAGTTCTCTGTTCTTGCCATACCATATTTTATATTTTTCACTAATTTCTTTCTTTTTTGTTTGATACCTGTTTTTTGCATATTCTCTCATTCTTCCACCGTTCTCTCTCCATCTTTTTCTTGACATTTCTTTTTCATAGTTTTTAGCACAAGGAAGACAAGTGCCCTTGTTTTTCCTAAATTCTTCTATAGGCTTCATAAGATTGCAAATAGTACATTTTTTAAAAACGACTTTGCCTTCTGAGATGCTTCCAGAAGGCATTTATCACTATTGCAACGACGCAATTCAGTCACGATATTATACCTCTTACAAGCAATGTTGGGAGAGGGTCTAATATAATGACCCTCCCCCATAGTGACTTATACGTTTGAAGCGTTGTTGCTATTGACGTTGTAAGCCGATTTCACAGGCTTACGAACAAGGTCCACGCCATTCTTAAGGACACCGGCTGGTTTCTTGCCCATGCCTTCGTCATTCATGGTTTCCGTATCAATGGTAGGCTGTTTCTTTCCACCTAGAGCATTGACTTGGAAATAACCGGCTGGCGTTGCAACTTTTGCAGCCTTCTCGTAATCCTGTTCCACTTCATTAGCTAACGCACGTGCTTTACCAGCGCACGGTGCCTGATAGCTCTTTCTATTGAATGATGCTGGTGCTGGCATTTTCTTTCTCCTTTTTCTATGGTTTCCTTTATCTACACAATTCTAACGGTTCAATAATGTCCACGTTTTGAACGTAGTTTAATCGTCGTAATTTATTGCCTGTTTTAGCATTGAGAAAAATTCACCGACTTGGCTCGACTGATTCTTTGGTCCATGTTTTCTCGCAAATTCGCCGCTAAATTTTCCTTCCACAATAGCCTTAGCATGTTGAAGAACTTTGTTTTTCCATGGTGCCTTTGACTTGCCCAAAGCTTTAACTACATTGATGAAATTTTCTTTTGAAGGAGCTTTGGTTATCAATTTATTTACTTCTGTAATCCCTTCATCGTCTTTATGCGGAGTTTTAACAACATCATCAAACCAAGCATCTGTATGCGAGTCAAAAGTTCCAGACTTAGATTTATTCTCTTCTGGCTTCGTCTTTACTACTTTGTGATTTCTCTTATCAGCATCAGGATGTTCCTTGAGATAGACTTGCATAGCTCTATCCGTTGGGAAATCAATGGCCAATAAACTCTGAGCTACTTTAATTAATTCTGAGGCTACTAGTCTCTTATCCATTTGTTTTTCCTTTATATGACTTTGTTAGACGGTATTTTCCAACCACAGCCAGGACAAATGTAAATTTTAACACCCCTCGAAAATGGTTGGCGTTCCATAATATCTTTACATTTAGGACATATACAAGACTCTTTTTCTACTTCACCTTTTGAACGCTTGTAAACTCTTCCAACATCATGATGATAAACAGCCAATAAACTTCTGGCTACTTTAATTAGTTCTGACGCTACTAATTTCTTGTCCATTTTGCTTCCTATTAACTAACTCTGCGCGATTGCAAGGTGTTATATGGCTCAGCTATTTTATTGGCTATCTTATTAATCATGCTACTGACTTGAGTAACTGCTTTCGGCAAATGTTCTTCTCTATCTTTCTTAACCAAATCTTGCATAATACTGAATCCACCGCCAACAGGCTTTTCAGCACCCCTATTTTCAGGCTTGCCGACTTCTGGACGATTGGGTGTTTCAGTCAAAGCGGCAACACATACTTCAGGACGTAATCTCGCACGGTAACGCTCATAAATCTTCTCATCCATAAAATACGGATGCAGATGGATTTCAGTAGGGTCATGCTGCTTCACCAAACCACCACTCCATTCCACGTAAACCTTGTATTCTTTGCGGCAAATGTCTACAATGATACCGTAGAATATATTGTCACTGCCGGGATAGAGTGGAGTGACAAAATCCCCAATTCTGAAAATATCAATTGGGTCTACAAAGGTTGTACTGTAAGTGCTTGGCATAGCCTGCTCCCTCTTGAGCTACTACATAATTGAAGCCAATAGAATAGCCTATTTAGCTTCTTCTATGATTTAAGAAATATAAAAAAAATATGAATGTTAGGACTAGCGTATCTCTGTCGAGCAAGACCACTTACGAATCAACCTCAAATCTATGCCGTTAGGAGACATCCACTTGTATAGCTTTCTGGCTCTTTGTGCGTAGATATTAAAAGAGAAAAAGGTTGTTTTATTAGGTGTTTTTGAAATTTTTGGTGCTTTGCCGCCAACGACTTCTATTATCCTACATTTTAACCAAACCATAAACCGTTTATCAGTACATCCGAAACCCATTCTATACCCATCTTTAGAGCGCGTACCATCACCATCAAAAAATCCTCTCACAAAATGTCTCACAAATCGCTTAGGTATTTTGGGGATGCCTACTCCTACGAATGACTTACGTTGTATCAGGCCATATCGCTTAAATTTTTCATACACCCACACGCAGTTTGTAGACAATGCCCAATAAGTTTTTCCTTTTACTACACAAGGACATGGCTTTGCTTTCAACCCCATCCTTATACGTATGTCATCCAGAATTTGTTTGTCTTTTGAACTGATGCCACAAATCGGCATAATCCTATCTTTTCTTCCATATCCCTTCTTAAAATATTTTCCAGTTGTTCCATCTGCCCACATATATCCTAAAACATATGCCAAGTCATTACTCCATTTGAAAAACGATTTATCTACTGATGTATCGGCCCTCCTGTTAAAGCCAACGTACTTTCCATTTCTTTTTATGAAACCTATGACGATATCATTAGTTGAATTGATAAGAGGAGCAATTTTTGATGTACTAATTTGTGGGTACATATTGTAAATAATGCTTTTTTGTTCTTCGGTTAAATTTGTTGGCTTTGAACCTCTTTGGTCTGGCGGGCCTTCTATCTTGAATTTTTTAGCCCATTTTCTTACTATTCCTTCTGATAATTTTAGTTGAATGGATGATTGTTTCCATCCGTCAATTTTTAATCGTTTGAGAAGGAAACTTCTTATCGCTTCTTTGCGTGTTTTTTCTATAAGCGTTTCTACCATTATTTTATCTCTATTTTCCATTTTGGTACGAACTTTTTTGGCAGGACAGCAACGTCTTTGATATTAGTCAAAGCGTAATTTTTGATGGTTCTATCGGCAACATCATAAGCGAATAACATCTTACGAATACCTATTTTAAGCTTTTTATATCTGTAACTATAAGGGCAGACAGTGTATTTTTTCGTTTGGCGGGTGGTGGTCTTCTTGTAGGTAATAGTTATTTGTACGGTATTTATGGCTGCTACACGAATAGCAAGACGTTTTTCTCTTAGACCATAGAGCGAACCTCTATTGGACCACTCTTTGATTTCTTCATGTGGTTTAGCCTTCTTTTTCAAAGGCTTACGACGCGGCTTAATTTGTTGTTCTTCAACAAATTCCTTGCGTTTGATAGCAGCTTGAATATTTCTTGGCATTTATGCGGCTTCCTTAAAATTGATTTGGCCCTGCTGTAACGGGGTCTTGAATACCGTTTCTATCTGGCTCCCCTGAAATACCTTCTTTATCAATGTCATCCATATAATTCAAATCATCTTGAGTGGGTGGGTCTGTTGGGAAAAGAGCGGGATTATTTGACCATGAAGTACATGCAACACCTAGCATAGTATCCACTTCTTTTCCAGAGTTAATATATATTTCTCTGCGCAACCAATAAAAAGTTCGACATTGTTTTGTATGAACACAGGACGTGCATCCTTGTCCTCTTGGGCGAACAATAGTTCCAATAACCGGGTCTGGAAACGTCAATGCCATTTTATTCTACCTCAAACGAATCCATTATCTTTGCTATGTCTGCCGTATAAGGTGCCACTCCATCATTAAGCAGTTCTTTCATTTGTTCTACCTTGGCCTTTTCTTCAACTGTCTCTGGCCTGACAGCATCCAACTGTTTACCTATAATCATAATTGAAGAAATTATGACATCAAGTTGCTCATCTATTTGCATATAAGGGTCAGCACCTGTTTCATCAGAAGCTATTTTATTGGCTATGTTCTCGATGATATTACCCTCCATTTCTTTAATCCTTTCTCAAATCCGGGTCTTTGTTGATATCTGAATCTTTTTCGCCCTTGGTTAGATTTTTAGTCCTGTAAAAATTCTTCGTATCTGTTCTGGATGGCTTAAATTCAGGCTCTCGCAATCGCGTCTTGCTAGAACCACCAGTATCATTCATTAAATCCTTGTCCTTGTGTTGTGCAATAAAAGGCACATATTCCATTTCAAATTCGGCGGCTATTCTGGAGCTTATACTGTCTTCTAATAATGAAGACCGTTTCATTTTGTCACCGAAAAATGCTGCCAACGCTGCAAAGAAATTCTCACCCTCTTTATTACCCATCTTTTCGTAGAATGCTTTTCTCTGATTATCTGACAAGCTCTGGAACCATTGGATTATTTTCTTGGATTCTGCTTTTGCATCACCTTTCTCTTGCGGGGTTTTTGACCCTTTCTGTTTTTGTATATAATCGTGGAAAGCACCTTTCTCTTTATCGTCTAGCTTTTCACCCTTAATTCTTCGCGTTTTTGTTTCAGTGGGAAGCGGTGGAAGCTCTGGTTCTGGCTTTGCTTCTTCTTTTGGTGCCTCAGTCTTTGGTGTTTCTGGTGTTTGTTCTTCTTCTGATTCTACTGATTCTGGAACCTCTGCTATTTCAGAAGGCTTATTCTTTTGATACCAAGAAACCATGCCTTTGCCTATTTCATCGGCATCGTATGTTCCATCTTGCTTTTTCGTCAGACTTTGCAGAACATTACGCATTATTTTCTTTTGTTCTTTTGGTTTTAATGTTGTGTAAGAATCCCATACTTGGTCAATATCTGGATGCTGAGCCAAAGCCAATTCAAAACCACCAGCTTTCGGACCCAAGCTATCCAATCGTGTTTCAACCAATTCACGTTTATACTTCACTTTTTCATAAGGACGTTTCAAAACGCCTTCATTTTTCGGTTTAAGAGTGACTGTATCTCCTTCAGTTGTAACGTCGAAAGAATCTGCTACTACATCATTTGATTCCCAATTGTCACCAAATGACTTACGCATATCTGTATGAGACGTTGCGGTTTGCTTATCTGGACTCTGTTTAATCTTATGAAGAATGTCATGGTAAGCTTTCTTTTCGCCAGCATGTTCTTGTTTAAGAGCCGGTAGTTGAACCTTTTTCTTGGCAGGGGCTTTTGGTGTTGGTTTTATTGGCTTTGGTTCTTCCTTCTTTGGTTCAGAAATAGGTTCAACAGGTTTTGGCGTGGCTGGTTCTGTCTGTTCTGGTGCAGCAGGGGCAGGCTCAATTTCTGGTGGGTTGACTGGCACAGGTGGAGTAATTGGTTGCGCAGGTTTTTGTTCTGGAGCAGGAGTTGTTACTGGTGCTACTGGTGCTACTGGCGCAGCCTCTGATTGAGTCGGTGCTGTTGGTGCTGGTTGCGCTACGCTTTCTGCTGGTGGTGCCGGTGGAACCACTGGTGCTGCTGGCGTAGGTTGTATTGATTCTGGTGCTGTTGATACTGCGGGCTTTGTTTCACCTTCTGTTGGTGTAGCTTCAGTAGCATAAGGTGGAGTATGCCAAATACCATCACCATACTCGTTCATGTCATTCAATTCTTTTTTGACATCATCTGGCAACTCAGAATATTTATATTCCATACCAGTAGATACATCCACTAAAACCATATCATCTGTAAACTCTTCTACTGCTTTGCGCGTAAAGCCTCTACTTTCCATATCCTTGTCAAAGTTCTTATTTGTGTGATGCAAAGGTCTTCTAGGATTAAACCAAGGATGCTTCTTGGCTGCTTCTTCTGGTGTTATTTCCGGTTTGGCTTCTGGCTCAGCTTCACCTTCTGGCTTAGCCTCACCTTCTGGCTTAGCCTCACCTTCTGGCTTAGCCTCACCTTCTGGTTTAGCTTCACCTTCTGGTTTAGCTTCACCTTCTGGTTTAGCTTCACCTTCTGGTTTAGCTTCTGCCGGTGCTGGTTGGACCGGGGGTGTTGGTGGTGCTGTTGGTTGCGCTGGTTGTGGTGCTGCTGGCTGCGCAGACTGTGGCGATATAGGTTGCGCTGGTGCTGGTGTTGGTGCTATTGGAGCCGGTGGAACCACTGGTGGTGCCGGTGCTGCTGGTTGTGGCGGTTGTGGCGGTTGTGTTGGTTGTGGTGCTGCTGGTGGAGCCACTTCACCCGGTGCTGGCTTTTTTTCGCCTTCTGCTGGTACAGGTTGCGGTGGTTGTGAAGTAGGCGATTGACCTTCTTCCGTTGGTTTTCCTTTTCCACCTTGAAGTTCTTCGGGACTAGGTTTCCCGGTTGGTTCTGTAATTTGTGTACGTGTGGCAGTTCCACCTTTGCCGTCAGTATATGTCCAACGGAACGCATCAGAACCTGGAGCTTTGTCTCCCTTTTCCCATCTAGCTATTCTAATAGACGCATTCATTGCCGTAAGAATGTTGACCGCATAATCAGCATAGTGAGCAACAAGCATGTCAACTTCAGCAGCTTTTTTGACCTTCCCATTATCCAGCATCTTGTGCATCATGTCTACTACTTTATCAATGATACTCCAAATCTTATCCTTTTGAGCATAACCCTGTTTGTCTTGCTCTGTCTTTTCTTTCTTCTTTTGTTCCTTATCGGCCAGCGATTGTTCTTCTTGTTTACTTTGACTGAAGATTTTTTGGTCAACACTTTTAATTTTCTCGACAGCATCACCAAACTGTTTCATTACATTCTGTACGTCTTCGTCTGTTACTTCATCGTCCGCAGCTTTCAATAAAGCAGCCACCTTAATACCAATAGCCTTCAATGCTTCTTTGGTCTTTTCTTCATCAGCTTCTTCGTCTTCAGAATCCCCAGAACTCTCTTCTCCCATGACTTCCTTCAAGGATTCTTCAATGTCTTTTCGTAACTGAGTATCGTCGTCAGAATCATCTGTCTCTTTTTCTGGTACTTCAATTCCCGTATCCTTTAATGCTTCTTCAACGTCTTTTAACTGAGATTCATCTTCTTTTCCCGGCACTTCAATCCCCACATCAGTCAATGCTTCTTCAACGTCCTTTAACTGTGCATCTGATTCTGGCGCTTCAGTATCTTTGAAATCTTCATCGGTCAATTCTATTGATTTACTCCCAACACCAACACCTTTAGATTCTCCTGTACCTTCTTCTTTTGCAGGAGCTTCCCCCATATTTCTCAATGATAGGTTTTTGACATCAATACCGTGGGCAGGAGATGCTTCACCGCGCAGCTTCTCCTTGACCTTTCGGATAATAAGCTCTCTCAAATCTTCAGCAGTTAGTTCCATTGTTATTCCGCTTTCTCTTCTGGTTTGGTGTCTTCAGGTTTATCTTCCTTCTTTTTTCCCGGCTTTTTCTCTTGGTTTGTTTCTTCTAATATCTTGTCAACTACTTTTTCTATATCTTCATCCGTTGCATCTTCACCAAGTTCCTTCGTAATAGTTTCGGCTGCGTCTTCTGCTTGACTCTCTAAGCCATTCTTGGCATCTTCTTGCTCTTTATCAACTTCTTCTTGTTTTGTGTTTAATACCTTATCAACTGCCTTGCCAATATCTTCGTCAGTAGCATTTTCATCCAAACCTTCACTAATGCTTTGTGCCACTTCTTCAACTTGTTTTGGCTCCACTTCAGAGCTATCTGGTAGCTTAGTTTCCTCAGTTGCTGACGCTGCTGCCGGTTGTTCTGGTGCAACTTCCGCTGGTGCTTCTTCTGCCGGTGCTTGTTCATCAGAAGCACCTTGCCCTAAATCAAAGCCTCCACCACCGTCTCCACCGCCTTCTGCACCGCCTTCTCCTTCTGGTGGTTGCGCCATATTAAGATGTAGATATTTGGCAACTCTCGGTAAGATGTCAGTCTTTTCTACTAATCCACGACCAACTTCAACATTCACTTCTTCCAATACACGATTAAATGTAGCGTCCTTGACAGTGAACAAATCATTGTAAATGCGTTCGTGAATTTCGTCCGTATTGAGATTGAACAACTCATAGATAATGTCAATCGGCATCGAACCCTTCTGATACAACTGGAAGAGGCTATCAAATACTTCTTGATTATCACGAATGGACAATCTATTAAAGCCAAGCTTCGGATAGAAGTAGGTCTTGATTCCAAACTCGTCCGTGTCATACCAGCCATGTGCTTCGGCTACTGGTCTGAACAATGCCTTTTCCACATAGTTTTGCAGGATTTCTCTGGTTAACAAGAATACTGTGTTCAAGATTTCAACGGTGATTTTGTTTCCAGTATAGGTGCCTTCGCCTGTCAGCAATTCTCTGGTAACACCCAATCCAGCAAATACATGGTTTTCAATCATTTCATACTCGGCTTGCAAATCAAGCAATCTCTGGTCTGCTCCAACTTGCTGCCAATCCCAATCGTAGTTGGTGATAATGGCGAAATCAGGGTCTAAATATGACAAGTCGAACTGCAATCTCAAATCGCCCAACTGTTCATCCGTAAGACCCGGTGCAGAAATTTTGTTCTTTGGTGTCATATTGCGTGTGGCTAGACCAAGCTGCGTATACCGGAAATTTTCTTTCATCAACATTGGAACAAGTACACGTTCCAAAACACTTGCGCCCAAATCCAAATAAGGAGAGCGTCTGCGTGCCAAATGATGAACGAAAGAACCCGTGGAAGGGTCAGAATCCATCACAATACAGCCTTCTTCACGAATCATATTGACTATTTCTTCTGGTACTGATTTGATAATCTGCCTGTGCAAATCACTCATCATTTCGTCGGGAGCGTTCTTTGTAGCTTCAATGAGCGTCATCAATCTTTGCGGACGGTATTCCACCCTAGCATTTTCAGAGAATGGATATTGGAAAATACTGACTTCTTCTGGCGGCAGCATTACAACCCTATCCCACATTTTCAACTTAGGATTCCACTCATGGAACAAATAACAATTTCCTATCATGTTATATTCAAAAAGAATAGCCTGCAATGTTTGAAATAAATTTAGCTTATCACACATACCAGTGAAAAAGCCATGTATTTTCTTCTTCAGTTCTTTGGGTTTGCCTTCCATTTTTGGCATGTTCAAAGAAAGCTTTGACATTGGCAAGTCAGACAAAAGTTCCAATGCTCTACCGCAATAAGCATCTGTTCTTTGCCAATATCTGTACCATTCATACTTCTCTTTAAGCGTAACAGGCCAATACAGGATTCCACCATTTTGCTCATTCATCATAATGAAGTATGGTGGAATATCTCTCAAACCGCCAACTTGATTCAAGCCTTGGGCATATGATGATTGATAGGTAGAAAGAGTGCTTGTGCCTATAAGGGAATTTTCAATAGGCAAACTATCCATCATCATACCGGCAGTGCGTGTGCCTGCTCCACGACCAGCACGACCAAGCATGGCTACCTTGTTGCGTTCCATTTGTGAAACGATAGTTGCCTTCACCGGGTCAACATGGCGAGTAGTAACACCGATATTTTTGACCCCACCCTTGAAAGAACCTTGTGGCACATTCGGGGAAGGATTATCTATAGGTGTAGTCTTTCTTGTTCGTGGCATATCGGAACGTCCTTATAATATAATGCTGCCTCTGCGCTGCGATTTACTCTTATATAAGACAGGTTGTGATGATAAAATTTGGAAAAATGTCTTCGTGTCAGGAGAATCCAACTTATTAAAATCGAATTCCACCTCACACCATATTGGCCTATAGTAAAGAGTCATATGAGACGGAATAATCATTATTTGACCTGTAGTACGCATAGCTTCTTCTTTTTCATCCACACGTAAAGGATTCAATTGCAAATTCTTATGAGTGGTGAAGTCAGATATACAATCCAGCATATCCGTAGCATGTTCTACTTTTGCAATTTCTTTCTCGACAATCTTCAATCGTTCTTTTGAAGATTTAGTAGGTATCAATGTAGATTCATCACCCTCTTTATAGTGATAGCCTGCCCAATCCAGCCAAATGCCATGATTGGTTCTTACTGCCGTATCTTTAGGCTCTATCTTTTCGTACTTATGGATATACTTATCGTCTTTAAAGGATGCTTCCAACAGATATGCTGTTTCTGCATCCCAACAAATTGTGTTACCCGGCAATTTATTTTCTATACACGATTCTAAAGCATTTTTGACAGACTTTTCCAACAGTGCCCTTCTTATTATTTTACCCTCTGGAGAGTAAAAATTGGACTTTTCTTTCTTCTTTTGTTCAGCTTCTTTTCCCTCATCTTCATCATGAGCCACAGCCATAGCTGAATTAAGTATGCTTACCCCATGTTCATTCAAACCTTCAGCATATTTTGTCTTATCATCCCAAATGAATTCGCGCTCTATATTCTCACGAAATGACTGTTTGATGTAGATAGTCGGATAGTAGTTTCTATCACGGTTTTTTACACCAACCCAACCATCATTTTTGAAATATTTGAGTGCTACAATACACATCACTTGCCCCTCTACTTCACATGATACGGTTTGATAACTGAATCATCCAACATCCTTCTCATGCCTGAAGACAGCCTTAATAGTTTCACTACCTTGCTTCGCAGAAAAGGCTTGTCTTTGAAATCTGTCTCCGAATCCTGTACACACTTTAAAAAAGCGTCCGTTTCTTTGGCATATTGGGCTATCTTGGCATTGAAACTCTGCGCAGCGTTGATAACCTTTTTTTGCGTTTGTTCTTTCTTTTCCTCCTCTTGCTTCTGCTTTACTTCGCTTAATTTCTCAAGACTTTTGGCTTTCTTCAACTTGCGTTGTTCAAACTGTGTGTTGACCAATGCCGTTCTTTGTTCATGGCGCTCTTTCGCTTCTTCCATTTGACGAAGCAAAGGATGACCGGGCGGCAAATCAGCCAAATCACCTAAATTTCTTACTCTTTCACCCTTTTCCTCACCAGCAAGCGTTTCTTCTGCTTTCTTGACTGCCGCAACTAAACCAGCGTCAAGCTTTTTAATCGGTGCTGTGGCCATGTTACACGCTTTGTCCTAATATAATGTAGTCACCTTCATCATCATGGCTTGTCTTGAATAGACAATAACCATTCCATGCATGAGCCGGTGTCTCCTTTTCCGAAGTAAACAAACCATTTTCACTAATGTACAAATCCGCTCCCGGCGTATAAACCAATGGAGCACCTAGAACGGGATTATGTCGTTTTGCTTTGTTCAACTTCTCAAACCAATAAACCTTAAAAATACCTTCTGAAGCAATACACGCTACTGCTACACGAGTACCAGCACTTTGCAACAACCCTTGTTTATCAAAAGAATATTGTATACCAGCATCTTTAGCAGTCCAATCCTTGTGCGTATCTCCACCGGGCCTACCATTAGTATCCCACATATCAGATAATTGTTCTACTGGCTGTTTGTGTTGTGGGCCATAAAGCATGAAACCAAGATTGCGTCCTGTTTCATCAGTTCTCTCTACACGACAAACAGCCCTGCTATAATTTGATGCTGGCGTGGCAACTATCCTAACCCATGTACCGGCAACCCAACCATTTGACATATTGCCAGAAGGCTCTACAGGCAATGTTACTTCGCCAGATAATTGATATACTTGGTCGCCCAAAATTCATACTCCTTCTGGCCACACTACATATTATCAATTATCAACTTATTATCTAATCACTCTTTCAGATTCATTATTTTTCCATCTTTTATATAGCCCTTTTCCAAATCCGGCAGTAAATAGTGTTTTCTTAGTGTAGCTGGCCCATGTCCTACTTTTTCTGCCACATTTTTGATAATCTCATTAAACTTCTTTTGCCGGTCTTTTTCTTCCTTGATACTGTTTTGGCGCTTCAAGCATTCTATTACCATGCGGTTTGCTGAGTAACCGCGCATATCTTTGGCAGTCACTTCAAACTCATCAAGGTAACGATTGATTTTGTCGGCTTTGATTTTGAATCCGTCTTTCGTCACCATCACGAAAGAATCAGGCTTATCTGCTCTCTTTAACAGTCCTGACAATATTTTGGCTATGGTTTCATTAGTGAATTCTTTTTCATGCTCTACAGACGACTTGCCTACATAATTCAGCATTACTTTGGAACCTTCGACTTTAATATGTTTCTTCTTCAAACCAGTGATGCCAACATGGTCTTCTTCTGCTGATGCATCATTGCCCACACGCTCCGCTGTCTTATCCATCATGGCCACAACCAATGCAGTTAATTGTGTCTTTTCATCTTCGTTTTTTAAATCACGTGTCACTTTGTTTCTCAGACCTTGTATATTCTGAGAAATCGTATGCACCGCGTCTATCTTTTTCTTGGCACGCTCTTTCTCTGCGTCTGTTAAATCTTTAGCTTTGCCAAATTCACCGCGCAGTAATTTGGCGACATGCAAAAGTTCTCTAGCTATGTGTATTTTATTCATTGTTTAGTACATCCTACCATGTGGAGAGTTTCTTCCACCAAAACTCTTGCCACCAATCAAAGGACGCTGCAAATTAATGCCATGTTTCAATATTTTGTTCGCAGCAAAACTGTTTAATGAACTAGTTCCTACAGCTTGTTGACCCGATACTATAACTGCGCCGTTTTTGCCCACAAGAGAAGTAATATTAGCCGGTCTTTGTTTGTAGTTGGTATAACATTCCCAAATAGCTCTGGCGATAGCGTCTGAAATGTCATCATGCGAGCCAGCCTTTTTAGGCGCTCGTACAATAATTCTGTTTTTAGCTTTTCTCTCGGCTTCCAAACTCAACAATTCTGGAATCGCTATGGGATGGTCTATCAGTTCTACCATACCTGCCGCATATAAGTCTTTGAATATCATGTAGATTTCGCTATTCAAAGTTTCAGTCACGTTCTCCATATGAAACTGTTTTAGATTCATTTCATACAATTTTTCCATCAAACTATAGCCATTGAATTGGTCAAACCATCCTGATTTGATAGGGAACCACTTTACCAATTCTTGAATTTCTTTGGCCATGTCAGAGACTTGTATCAATTCCTGTTTGGCAAATTTATTGCAACTGGAATATATGCTTTGGTCACGCTCCCAAACATCGGAAGAACCTGAGTAAAATACATCAGCATAATCAACAATGATTTTATTAGTCGCATCTTCTTTATGAACAATACCTATGGCTGCTCCGTCATTCTTAATGCCCAAGTCAATTCCCATGAAGTAAGTAGTGCCCACCTGACCACGACTAGACATTGTTCTGTTAACGTTGATGCACTTCTTAAATTCATTTTCGTCCTCAATCCATGCGGTGATTGAATCGCTGAACTCACCACCATATTCGCACATGAAACCAACTCTATTCCTGCGTCGTTCTGTCTTGAGTACAACAGGGTCTACTTGCGGGTTTACCATAGCTGAATACATTTTGAACATCAACGTAGTATCGTTTTCATCAAAACTTTCCAAATAACGGTCATAGAACTTGCCGTATTTGGCATAAGGCGAACTGATACAAATAATCTTACCTTCACCTCTAAAAGTAGTTGTTGAAGGTGTCAAGGCTTTATAGACTTCATCACCTGAAAATCTACCACCATTGTCAATGAAGAATGCCATTTCGTCCATGATAACCGTAAGAGCATTTCTACCACGCAAAGAGTTAGATGAACAACCACCAGCCAAACAAGTTAATGAAGCTACCTTTCTTCCAGCAACCTTCATATCTGTATCAGTCTGAAGATTGAAATATGACTGTGTTCTGTTGACAGTTCTATCACGCAAATATGGGCAATTCATAGATAACTTCATAGTTTGGTCAAATACCACGCCTGCCTGTTCGTCTGTTGGAGCCACATTCATAATGACAATGGATTGCTGTGGAGGGAAATTATAATAAGAAGAAGGGTCACCACGTTTAATCAGCTTATACAATTCATAAGCTGATATGCAAGAAGACATTGTGCTATTATGAGAAATAATATCACCACCTATAATGTGTGTGTCATCAACACATAAATCTATAGTTTGCAATTCGCCAACCTGTTTTATTGATTTAACAGCATCCCACAGTACGTCAGAACAACACATATCTATTATGAATTTATCATTCAATTTCTCTCCATACGCTATTGCTTTATATCTTGTGGGGGCATATTGAGGACGAATTCTGCATTTATCTTCTGGTCCAATAATGTCTCTATGTGATAGACTGGCTTCATCGCGTAACCGTTCTATTCTGTTAACTACTCCTTTTGGCAATGTATAACAAAGATTTGTAGTATTCTTTGCATTGCTTCTTAGATTAACAACTTGTTTAACTTTTTCTTCCTTCAAAAAGATATTTATTTCTGTTTGAAAATTTCTTAAAGACGACATCTCATATATGCTTAATGTATTCGCATGAAATCTTTTTCCATTGCAAAGAGCCATCTTTTCAGTCAATGATGTTAAAATTCCAAATTTAAGAAGAAGATGCTTTAATCCTTGGACAAGATTATCAGAAGCGGAACAATATCCGATTTCATGTCCAGTAGCCCAACCATCACAAGAATATATTCTTGAAATGAATGCTGAAATTTCTTCTTTTGGTGCTTGTAAAATACATTCTGGTACAAATTTATGTTTTGACTTATACCCAAATACTCCTATTTCTTGCAACCATAATTTGACTTGATTTATATGTCTCTTCTTTTTCCCATCTTTATGAGTAATACTATATCCGTAATTTTTCTTGCCTCTTTTCTTAATTAAGTAACCGGGGAATTCAATATCAAGTATTGACTGAATTTCTTCTACTTTTTTAATATCTTTTGTAGTGAACCCGACATCACATGTTATGCCTCCATCACCTAACAAATAACCCAATAACTTTGCTCTATTAATTCCAATCGTCTTTTGTCCGAACATAGCATTCGATTTAGCGACAGCTATTCTGTCACTAATTTTTAGCTCGCTCAAATCAATAAATTTTGGTTGTTCCCAATCATCCCTCCAAACTAAATAAGGATGATTGCCAGATGATATTTCTTCAATGCCTGTTTGTGTCTTCAATTTATAGCAAGGTTTAACTCCATTATCCCAAATCTTAAAATCATAAGTAATGCTCTTCACTAAATTATCTGGTTTGTATGTAGTGATTCCAACTTTTTCTTTATTATTTTTTCTTTTTAGCAGTTCTCCAAAAGTAATAGAACCAACAGTAGTCGGTATTAAATCATTAACATATCTACATTTTCCTGCTCTTCTTCCAAGTACCAATACCAATTCACGAAATTGCATACCTTCTATTGTATCGGTATTACATCTTTTTTCATGGTATAGCCACTTCAAAAAGGCTTTCTCGGTGAAGCGATAAAGAATTTTGTCATTGACCAAATCAGGAACTTCGATAGTTTCTTCTGTGTCGTCTAATTTCAATCCATAATAGCATTTTAAGATGAAACGCTGTGCTGGAAACAGCTTGATGCCTAATCCCCAAGGAGCTTCGATAAAAGTGATAGCATCAACAATATCAGTATTGTTGCCGGTCAAAAAGGATTCGGCAAGCTTCTTCATAAAGTCGTCGTTTGCCATTATCCTCTCCCTGAAACAAATTTGCAGAAGGCACCTTTTAACAGAAAGCACCTTCTGCAAATCACCTCCTAAAAACGGTGCTTACTTAATCCAAACGTTGCCATAACTCTTCAATGCTTTATCCTTGCTCAAGAACTTACCACAACCATCTGATAGACCGCCCAAAAATGCCTTGATATAACCAACTTGTTCTGCCTTCAAAAACGTTCCAGCATCAGGAATCGGCAACATTGCATCCAATGCTACTGAAATCGCCAAAATAGCCTCTTTAACTTCATCCTTCACGTTTTTGAACAATGAAGCGTCAATCATTTGTTGCACTTCTGCTGACGAAGGCAACGTATCTCCGCTTAAATAAGGGAGTAGAACATCGCCAATGTTCTGTTTCAATGCAGCAGCACACTCACCAGCCGAAGCCGCATCCTTCTTTGCCCACTGTTGTAGACCATAAAAAGCGCCATTGCTACCAGCCAACTTCAATCCGGCAGTAATAATAGCAGGGTCAATCTTTGGAGCATCACAACCCGGAATTACAACCAAAGCACCACCAACTGCTGCTGCACCTAAGAACATTCTGCGGTCCATATTCATTTCCTCCTAATTTTGTCTGCGTGTTAGCAGAACGGTTATTTTTGCAACCCACTAAGAGCGGTAATTTCTTCTCTTAGTTCTTTTTTCCAATTGTCCATACTGGCACCCAAGTTCCTGAAAAATACGTCCGATACTTCGTCTTGATAGTTCAAGTTCTTAAAGGTCTTCCTTACCTTGCCCATAAAATATTGAAACACTATTCTCATGGACGGGGAATCTAAATCTATGCCATGTTCTTTCTCAAACAACTGCTTCGCCTGTGCTGCTTTGATAACCTGTGCAAGAACTGCCGCCCGTTTTTCCGAAATAATCGTTGCATCTCTCAAACTGCCATTTTGCGTAGCGATTAGTTCATTGCCCAATAAATTATCTGTCTCTTTAATCACTTCATCTATTAAAGCAGTTACAAGGCTTTCAATATTGTCTTTTCCTTCTAACTTCAATCTTTCAGAAAGACTAGAAACGCCATTGTGGTATTTCTTTACTAATTGGTCACGATGTTCCACCACATCATGAGGGACGTGATTTAATTTGTCAGGCGGTAATACTTCCACTGCCTGTGTTGTTTGCAATGGAAACGTTATATCTGCTTTATCAAACTCGTTTTTTTCTTCATTCATATTGTCTTCCTATTAGAAGTCGAAACTACCCTTGTTGTCTACATCCAATTTTTTAGCTTCCTTCTTCTGCTTTGCTATTTGAATTATATCCGTATCCTTGAACTCCTCTTCCATAAATGTAGAAGGGTCAATGTCAATTTCACACATTGGCGTAGACAATTCTATCTCATTATCAACCGGACTTTCACAAATATCAAGTGGTGCCATAGCCGAATCGTCATTGATATCTACCTCTGTAAATAAGTCGGGATTGACAGCATTGACATCAAGTTGTTCTACAGTGGAATCTTCATTAACATTTATGTCTGAGAACAATGAAGGATTTACCGGGTTCACGTCAAGTTCTGGCTCTACAGTGTTGTCAATTACATTTACATCAGAGAACAACGAAGGATTTGTCGGGTCTACATCCAGTTCTGCGTTTGCTTTTTTGTCTACTTTCACTGGAACTTCCGGCAATGATACTTCTTTGATATCGGGGTCTACTACCATCTTGCCTACTTCAAGAGTTGACATCTTTGGTGTTTCTGAAATCTTCAACTCTGCTTTCTTAACGGCCTTTAAAACTTGAACTACGAGTTTAGAAGCCTTGACAACATGCTCTTTGCTATCTACTCTTTCCGCATACTTTTTATCTTCGGCGTGTTTCCTCTTTTCAATGAGCTTGAATGCACACTTGAGTTGCTGATAAGGCTTCAAGGAAGACTTGCGTATAGCTTCAACATCGTCTTCTGTGATATTGCCAACAGTGGCCAAATCAATCAAGGTGTCATTTTTCCAATGTTCATCTACATCCTGATAACCAGCCATAATAGGCATCATCAATTCTTTGCAATATGCCACTGTGCCGGGTTCTTTATCTTCTTCGGCATTCAAGAAAGAATCAACGGCATTCTTAGAAGAATTGACTATTTTGGAGGACAGGATTTCTTTTGAACCCATTGGTAAATTCACAACGTCTTTCTTATAGCCAAGTACATATTTCACAAATCTCTTGTATGGAGATTGCGAAACATCAACCAAAGCAGCTTGTATGTCTTTATATCCAGTCACGTCCACAGCTATACATCCCAAAATACCTTCACTAGCCAAGACAGGCTTGAGATGGGGGATAGCCAAATCTACATCTTTCTTGGCATAGCTGTCATACAATTGTTTCATGACGCCAGCGGCCATTTGACCCTGATTCAGATAATTTCTCGCCTTTTGTACAATGACAGACGTATTGTTTCTGTCAACGGGAGTAGGAACTATCTGTTCTTGTTTTTCGGCATATTTGGGGTCAATGTCTTGAGTGCCCCATTGCACTTCAAGGTCATCTTTTTTGTTATTGTCCTTGTCTTTTGGCTCAAAACCTTCTTCATTTAACAACCATTGGAAGTCGTTAAGCGAGCCTTCCTTCAGCATAGACTTTAAGTTCATCTTCTCGTCTCCTATTACTTTTGGCTATTGCCTATACCGTTTATTCTTCAGTTTCTTCCAATTCATCGGCAGACAAAATATCAGTGTCAAAAACTGGCGTTATGGATTTTTTATCTTTAGAGAGCTTCCACAAAGCATTAGTGGATTTGTGGATAAGCAAATTCTCTCCCGCCATGATGAATAACTCACGTGCCTTCTTTGTGTTTGGAAGGCTTGCTATTTTCTTCTTCTTGTTGACAATGGTTTCGTCAATACCAAGCGAGCTATGCCACTCAAAACTCTCTAAGAAGTCTTTCATAGGTGAACACTCCCCGCCCGAAGCTGTAAATAGACTAACCCCTACCCACTATTAAATATCAAAAAAATATGACGACTGCCTACTTTTTGTAGAAACGCCTTACGATATTGAGGTTGTCATGGATAAATGAGAAGATTTCATATACATCCCAATGCTTGTTCTTTTCCAACTGTTTAATAGCCTTTTCGTATTTATACCTTATTTTGATTTGTTGCTGCCGCAATATTTTCGATGTACAAGTCAAAGAAGTGGTGTAAAACATAAGAGTCAAAATCTCAAGTATTTCAGGGTCATACATAGCACCTTTGATGTCTAAAAAGTTTAAATAGATATCCCTGATTTGATGCAAATAATGAATGAATTGAAGTCGCTTCCTGATTCGGCGGATGTCATAACACAAGGAAGGCTGGCTACGGTTCAGAATCTTTTGAACATGATTCTGTTTGAGCCGACTTATAAACATCAAAAAAAGGATGTCGCGGTCTTTGTTGTTCAAAAACTTGAAGATGTGACCAAACTCTTTAGCCTGTTCTGCGCTAAAGGACGGCAAAGAAGACTTACCTCTTTCCAAGCCGCTTTCGTTTGCGTCTAATCTTTCTAGGTTTTGTCCTACATACTTTATACGCATTCCGTTTTCTCCGGCGTTTCGATACAGATAATGGTTCAGATAGTTTCTTTAACAACCGCTTGTGATTTCTGAGAACATATGATATGTTGTTCTCTAACACAAGGTTACTACGGAACATAGTTTTAGTAAACGACTTTGTATACAGTTTGAACATGACCTTGCATTTGTTGTTAGCCAATCGCTTGATTATAACGCCTTTCAGGTTCTTTAGGTAGCCTTCTTTTACAGTCACAATATCACCTTCTTGCAATTGTTCCACGCTACTGAACTTAACTTGCATTGAGTTTTTGAATTTGTGTACTTCTTCGTCGGTCAAAAATGATGGATTCTCATATGAATCCAACACTCCAAAAACCATATCATTGTCACGCAACTTGTCAATGTAGGTAAAATAGTTCCTCACCTTGACAAACAAATAGTTTTCCAACTGCATCTCGTAATTTTCTTCGGAAAGTTTGTCGGCAATAATCACGACATCACAAAGGTCTTTACCAAATATATTGGTTAATTCGCTCTTGATAGCATCAACAGATTTGTTACCCTTGAGATATTGGATATCTATACTGATACAAACCCATCTTGGCTCATTGTTGTTCATGGTTACCACCATTTAAACATAAACAGGTTCTTGAGTGTATCACATAACTCACCAGACACTTGTTTAAGACGCTCTTTACGTGAACTTTGCTTGGCTTCTTTTTGCAGTATCCAAATTAAAACTGCCAATTTTGGGTATTCCTGACCACAATGCGCCGGATTTTTGACTATCTCTTCGAAGTCATTCTTCACCGACTCCTCAGTATGTTTACACTTAAAACAGGTACATTGTTGCGCTGTTTCTGGCTCATTACAGATAAAAATGGAGTTTTTGACCTTGGCCAAAACATCTGTATTCTGGCAAAACCCTACATCACTATTGCCTTTGACTCTATGACGCTTGTTCCAAACACAATTCAAATGGCACACAGATAGATACTTAGCCTGCCGTTCTCTCAGGTGTTTGTGATAAATCTCTTTGCTTTTGAAAGCAACTTCTTCTTCACTTCTCATTCTTTTTAGCCTTTTCCGCCCGCTCTAAATATTCGTCTAACTGTCTCTTGGTATTAAAAAAACTCAGAGCCTTGGATAAGTCAATTCTATGGGCCTTACACTCTGGAAGGGTAGGCCACTTGCCTAATATACGTTTTAACACCCTGTATTTGTCTATATTCTCGCCTAGTGAAAACTGTTTGGCCATAAAAATCAGACGGCTGAATGATTGGAATTGCCTTAAAACGACATAGAAAGGCGGAATCACATCAGGACGTTTTTTTCTAGCAGTATAATAAGCTCTTACGGTCCACAGATTAAATTGGGTAACAAGCTTTGCCAAGTATTCATCAAACTCTTGGTTACTTACGGCAATAGGTGGACCTTTAGCTTTCTCTGGTCTAGGTATTTCTTTGTAGGCTTCGTTTACTGCAATACTCCATTTCCCAAATATCTTTGTGTAGTCATAGAGAAGAGGGTCTTGAGGAGAACGGCACTTTCGTAAATGATTCCTTGTGGTGATTCTATTGTCACGCAAATAGGACAATAGTTCATCACGGGAAAAGGTTGGCCTTCTCGCGTAAGGGCGCGTCGTTTCAGACAAGCTATATCTTGAACGATTTTCAAGACTAGCATCGCTGAATTTCTGCCACAAGGACTTTTCTATAGCCTACTCCTATTCAGCAATTAAGCTGTCTTAGGCGCGGGTGTAGCAGCAGTAGCAGCGGCAATAGTAGCAGCAGCAGTAGTAGCCTGTTTAGGAGCCTTGGATTTGGTTGAAGGGGTTGCGTTTGCTGTGGATGCTGGAGTTGTTTGAACTTTGGTTTTGGCTGCTTGGGCTTGTTTAATTGGGCCTAGTATATCTTGGCCTGTTTTTTTGGCCTGTTCCGCTGCTTCAAATACATCCCGTGCGTCATCATTCTCTAACCAATTTGGAACACCATTCGTTACTGCAAATTCTTCCGCAAACATCTCGTAATCTGGTTTGCGCTTCTTTGCGTAGTTGTTGCTTTCCGGGTCAAACCCACCACTTGGGATAGAGCACATTTGATGGAAAACGGACAAGTGCTTTTGTTTAGGACTAAAATTTTTCCACGTCTGTTCAAACACCTCTACAAAATAGACCTTATCAATAAGGATGTCATAAGGGTACTTCACCGGAATCAAACGAGTACCACGCTTTGATTTCTTGCCTTTGGTCATCACTGGTTGCACGGCATTGACATCAAAGCCTTCAAAAACTTTAGGCAAGGCTTCAATTATCTTCTCCATGATTTCTGAAACTTCATTGTTGACTTCATAATCCGTAAACTTAGCCATTTTACTCTCCTATGATTGGAAAATTGTTTAACCCGCTTCTTTAAGTATTATACAACTAGCACTACTTTTTTTGTGCTAATTCGATGATGATATTTTCCTTCTCTTTCATACTAGGCTGGAGATGACTCATTATGATATGGATGGCCGGGGAAGCATCAACGGAAACCACTATCTTTTTATCAGCACCGTTCTCTTTTTCGTCTTGTGCATCCAACCGGTGAATAGCGTCCTTCATCAACAGTGCATAAGAGTCTATGTTGCCTGTATGAATGTCGTCCGCTACATACAGAATTTCATCATATTCCTCATCCACATGTTGCACAATAGCCTTTTTGGTGCAGATGAATAGTGTTTTCATAGTTTTCCCGCACTCTTCATTAACAATTCAACTTCAATCTTTTTATCCAATTCGTCGAACATTATTCGACAAAATTCAGGCGTGCAACTAAACGTCATGAAACCTTCGCCTTCATAATATCCTATACCATTATTGTCTTTTTCTTCTCCCCATTTTTCTTGGTTCATCACTACTATAATATACGATTCACCACGACTTTTGAGAGCATCGGCTAACCATCCAATGGGAATACACCGGCAAATGAATAGAAAAGCCTTCCTAAGCAAAGAAGGCTTTTCTTTTGGACGGTCAGTTAGTTCTCCCTCTAAATGTGGCTTAGTCATAAGACGGCACTTCAATCTTAACGTGCTTGCCCCACTTGTACGGATACTGGTCTTCTGTCAACTCAGTAGTAAGTACCCACAAAATCGGCATCTGATATTTGTGATTGATGACCGGCGCATAAAAATCGGTGAAGTAAATCAAAGCATCATACTGCCCTTCAACTTCCTTCAAGACTGGTTCAAGGTCAGTACCGCCACGTCCGGTAATCTGGCCGTTCCATTTGCCCTTGTACCGATATTGCTTGGTAATGGCGCAATCACACTCCAACATTTGAATGTGAGCACCATTCTTGTAAATCCAGTAAATCTCATTCATGAACACCTTGAGTTGGGTGTCAGAAATGGAGCCTGAAGTATCTATTGCAACAGCAAGTTCCAACACATCTTCTTTGCGCGTACCGGGGCGTGTGCCAAACCGCTTGCTTACGCGCTTCATGGTGTAATCCAAATCGGACTCTGTAGCCGAAGCAACAAAAGTCCGCAACACCTTGTTCCACGGGATGATTGGTTTGCGGGTCTTAAGAATGTCACCAATCTGTTCAATGACTTCGGCAGGAACGTTGCCGTAATCTTTATTGCAAAGCTCTTTAGCTTGGCGAACAATGTCTTTTACAATGTCTTTTAGAATCGGGTCAGAAGCAGCCTCTTCCCACATATCATGGGATTTCACCGCATCAGAGAACATGCCTTCAACACCGAACTGGCCCTTAGCACACATGTTTTGAAACTGTTTGTTGTCCTTCAATTGCTGATAGTACCAGAACGAAGACTTGTGTGGAGGAAAACCAAACATATCTGGCAGCATAGCAGCTTCAATGAGCTTGTCTTTATCAATGCAACTATTGACAACCAAATCCACTGCCACATTGCCACGCAGACGGTCAGAGAACTTCAAATTCAAATGGTCAAAGACAACGTGCAATGTTTCGTGTTCCAAAGCGCCAAGCAGGAAGCCCCACGCTTGGTCTTCCGATTTTGCCTTGCCGAATATCTCATTAGCCAGCCAATCTTGGTTGATGTAGAGCTTAATCAGCAAGTCATCTTTTTGCTTTCCCACTGCCATTGTCGGAAGTTTGGCATTTGGACCGCCAAGGTAGACTTTGGACAATTGCTGTAAGATGTGACCATAGAAGACCTTATGGCGAATCAGGTCAATGATTCCGCACATTACCGTTTTCTTTGCATCACTGAACTTTGCCACTTTATTGACTCCTTTTTAGACCACCACAATTGTATCGTATTATTCAACAATATTTATTCGCCTTTTTGAAAAGAATCACTCATCTCAATGATTTTCTCCAAGTTATAAGGGATTATCTTCTTAATCTTCTTGAAGATGGAGTATTCTTTCTTTAAATACTTGTCAAAATACTCGCTCTTTTTGCAGGGCGTGAGTATTTCTTTCTTGCCGTAGTCGTAATCCCTGTCATAACCATAGTCCTTATCCCTAGACGGTTTAATCCAAGGTCTGTTATCTTCTACATCCCTATCCACAGGCATATTAGAAATGTGTTCTGCCGTCTGGTCTTCTATCCGCTCTCTTTCTTCTTGAAGTTGGCGCTCCAATTCTCTCTTTTCACGCTCTTCTTTTTCTTTAAGCAGCCGCGCCTTTTCTTCGGGGTCAACCCATTCCGCCACATCGTAATTTGCAACATAACGTATATGGCCAAACTTGTCTTCCACTCTGATTAAATCTTTAATGCGTACTTTCTTCTCAGCCAAATAGGCTACGCCCTTGTCAAAGAACCTAGCCCACAAATTGCCTGTTCCCCTGCCAAGGAATTCTATTTCCCATGATTCGTCAAGAGGCTCGTTGTCAAAAGTCACAAAATCTGGGTTGATATGTTCGTGTATTGCATCAACACCATAGCTTTTGAAATCTACCGCAATCCAACCTTCCCCAACAGAGAATTCCATAATGCGGCCATACTCTTTCTTGCCGCCATTTATAGGATGCTGGACAATAACTGCCCGCCCGACATCATCATCTGTCAATTCGCTAATGTTCATAGCTCACGCTTTCACACCAAGATAATTGAACCTGTTGGTTTGGTTTCGTCTCCAAGCCGCACTTTAGCTACCTTGGCAATGCGTTCGTCCTTTTCATTCAACATCACAGCGCCCAAATGTTTCGTTGGCACCTTTTCAGCCAAAAACAACCGATGGCCCACCTTCAAATCTTCCTTAAAGTAGTCCATCATTTCCTCTTCCATAACGCCATAGGATTCCATCACGTCAGAAAAATCCGCTGCTTGACGGGCTTCATCATAATCAAACTTCTGCCCACGCACTTCAAGCCAAGCTTCAACGCCACTTCGGACATCAAGCTGGACCTTGCCGCCCTTCTTGTTGTCTTTGATATCATCGGAAATCGTGATGATACCCTTCTGAGGCTTTGCCGGTTGTGCTGGTGCCGCCTGTTTCTTGATTTCGTCAGGCAGGATTATCTTGCTCTGCTTCGCCATTGGATTCCTTGAACCTTTCTTTAAGCACCCGCATCTTCTCGCCAAACTTGTTTTCGGCCAAGATGTACTCTTTATTATCGTCTCTTTTGGCCGGAATTGCAAGATATTCCACACCCAAATCGAAAAAGTCTTCCATGCCCACATTGCTGACACACAGATATGTCTGCTCAAATGGGTTCTGACCCTTTTGTGGAATAAAATTTGCCGGGAGATTGCTTGCGCGTGGCCGATGGATAGACACGAATTCTTTGCCCTTGTACTTGCACCATTGTTTGTAACAGAAATCCTTGGCCTTCCAACGGCTTCGGAACTTGCGCACTTTGATTCGCTCTGTGTGTTTCGTGCTAAGCTGAACTCGCAAAATATGCACGTAAAAGAAACCATCATCTTCTTTCTTTGGCGTGTAGCTACACCGGAACTTGTATCCACGGCGCACTACCTCTGAAAAATAGAGGGAACGCTTGAAGGTCCGATACCGCAACTCCGGTGAAAGCATGACTTTACCCCTTACAATGCTGCACTCACAACCTGCACAACATTGTATCGTCAACTTTCGCTTTTTTTATCAATAATTCTCGCAAAATCTGATATAGCAAGGCTTTATGCCATAAATGAGAATATACGTCTCAGAAAAATAGATGAAACAGAGGCTTTTGGAGCCGCAATAGGCGCATTGTCTGTAGGAATGACGTTAGACGACTGAATGTTCGACAACGCCAATGCTTCGGCCAATTCTTCAAGCTTGGTATGACCTTTGATAAAGATTTCAGACGCCGGGAATTCTCTTTCCACTTCATCTTTCAGTTCACCGTGGCCAGTGCTGATAATCGTTGGAATGTCGTAACGGTTTTCGTGCAGCCATTCAATGAAACCTCTACCATCATCGCCTTGCAGTTCAATATCCACAATGGCCACTTTGATAGCACCGTCGCCATGTTTGGACACAGTATCCTTAGCTTCTTGAACCGTTCTCACATATAAAAGTGGTATGGTTGAATTAGCCGCAGCAAGCAAACCTTCTAAAATGGTTGCTTGTTCTGGTCTATCATCCAAAAAGAGAATCATACCAGTGCGTTGTTTGACTTCATCGCGCAATGAAAATTTGAAGAGGTGCTTGAGTGCCTTTTCCGTTGAATTCAAGCGGTTCTTTAGGTCAGTGAAGTTTTGGTTAGTCATAATCCCTCTCCTTTAATCTTCTTTCACTTTGGCTGCATATCGGCAACGGTCAATCACCCGTTGTGTTCTTTCTAGCAATCTCTTTTCTTCCTCTTTCATGCGCTTTTCTTCTTCTAACATTGTCTTAACTTCAGCGCCACAATTAGTGCTTGTAGTCAATGCATTAGAACATTTCTGTGCCAACGCCATCAATTGATTGTTGCGCTTTTCTAACAAGTCAGTCAAGTCTTTGATTTGTCGTTCGTGTTTTTTGTTGATGTGCCAATAGAAGGCTACCAACAAAACGATGAGGATAACACACATACCCCAAGGACCATATTTCGCCAACATTTCTGCAACAGTCATAGCACCTTGGGCGGCTGTCTGAGGATTCATACTTTGCGCTCCCTTCTTTTTTTCAACCCGCTATAAATATGCACCATCAAATCTACCAAATCATATGGTTTCTTCGGGTAGTAAACATCGGCGATAGGCACCTTCCAAATTTTGTTAGTCAAAACGATTTTTACCGCATCAAATGAATCACTTACTTCTTTAGTAAACTCACCGTCCATAAAATTACTTCTAGCATCTGCAATAACTACTGCGAATGGGTCTTTGATATGTTCAGTAATGGCCTCTTGAATAGAACCTGAGATAAATACTTTATATCCTTCGCCAGTAATCGCTTCCCAAAGAAGTTTTCCCGTATCAAGAGCACCACCTAACAATAGAATACGCTCCCCGTTGCCTTTTTCATAGTCGGTGTTGACATAACCTGTCTGTGATTGGTCTATGTACTTTGGCAAATATAAAGAAAATGTAGTACCTTTATTCACCTCAGTATCTACCTTGATTTCGCCTTTGTGCTGACCTACTATTATAGCATGACAAACAGATAAGCCTAAACCCGTTCCTTTCAGATTAGCCTGCCAAGAATTTTTCTCTGCGAAATTGCCTTTGGTGGAAAAGAAAGGCATGAATATTTTTGACAAGTTATCTTTAGCTATGCCACATCCAACGTCTGCTATTTTGAGGATAATCTTGTCCTCATAGAGAATATCATTACCTTCGGGTGGTTCTTCAATTGTAATAGTAATCTGCTTATTTTGAGATTTTGTCATCGCGTGTTGAGCATTGATAATCATGTTCATTAAAACGTGTGCTATGCCTTTCGGCTGCACATATATTTTTGCCGTTGTGTTCTCTACAATATCTACTTTTACATTCTCTTTGCCCAAATCAATATTCAGCAGTTCAACGACTCCTTGAATCAATGCTTTTGGCTGGACTGCTTTCATACTACCTTTATTTGAAGCCGTACTAGTGAAAGCCAACAAATCGTTTGTGATACTTGCTCCTTGAGAAAGAGCAGATTTGACAATATCTAATGATTTGCGAACCTTATCTGGCACCGTCTCGCGATAAATCAAATCCACATGACCCTTAATCACTGCATTAATGTTGTTGAATTCGTGAGCAATGCCGCTTGCCATCAAACCTACAGCCGCCAATCGTTCTGAACGTAGCAACTTTTCCTGATGTTGGTATTCTTCGCTCACGTCTCTAAACACCATAACAACACCTATCATATCTCCGTATTCATCTATGATAGGTGAAGCATTGTGTTTGATAGGTACTTCTTTACCACTTGAAGTCACATAGAGCGTGTTGTTACGCGGAGCTATCAAAGCGCCCGTGTTGAGTACCATTTCAACAGGATTAGGTACTTCTTTCTTAGTAAACTGGTGAATAAATTTGATGAAAATGTTAAGAGGTTTGCCTATCATTTCAAATTCTTTATAGCCAAGTATACTTTCAGCAGCAGCATTAACGCCTATTATCTGACCACTATTGTCTGTTGAAATAACACCATCACCTATTGAATGCAGCGTGGTAGAAAGCAGCTTCCGATTATCATGTAAGGCTTTTTCAGCTTTCTTGCGTTCTGCAATATCATGGAATACTACCTCAAAGACCATATTGCCATTGACGCGCTCAAACGATGTGGCGGCAGTTTCAACGTCAATAAGTTCTCCGGTATAAGTAAGAAACTGGCTTTCAACAAGAGGCACTTCGTACCCGCGTTCTTTTTTCATTTCTTCCATGCGTTGAAGTTCTTGTGCTCTAAATTTTGGATGAACAAAATCCAGATACTTCCTGCCTAGTAAATCCTCTCTAGTACAAGCCCTTAGCATTCTTACGGCAGCGTTATTCGCAAATTCAATATTGCCGTTCTCATGCAAAATAGTAGCGAAAGGTGAAACCTCTATCAACCTTTTATACCTTTGTTTTGTTTCCTCAATTTCCAATTCTTGTTTCTTGCGTTGGGTTATGTCCAACATTGCACCAACTATACCTATTTTTTTGCCAGCTTTAGTAGTTAAGACTGATTTTTGGTAGATGATGTTTTTAACTTGTCCGTCTGATGTTACCATCTCTTTTTCATACTGCGTTTGAAAATCAGTAGATTCAAGGAGATTGTCATCTATCTGTTTATGAAAATAGGCGGTTTTCAATGGAGAAGCATCAATAGGACTAGCGCCTATAATGTCTTCTCGTTTCACATTGCGCAGATTCTCAAAGGCTGTATTGCAACCTACGTAGACACCATTAGCATCGGTGTAATAAACAGCTATTGGAATTGCATCCAATAGTGTTTGCAAAAAATGGTTCTGCTTTTGTATTGTTTCATCATCGTCGTTCATAATCTACCTAATATAGATGCCCTACTAAGACCAAATATCAAGAAATAATAAACCGCGCCCTTTGTCAGAGCGCGGTTCAAGAGCTACAGTTAGATTTTATGGGTAATCTTTAACCAACAGGAAGCTTATCCAAAAAGCCTTCTTTCTTGGCTATCAATTCTTTAATTCCACCTCTTTCCACAATGTTTTTGAACTCTTTTTCAAAGCAGAAATACAGCCGTACCACTCCACCCGGCTTTTCTTCCCACCCAGAAACACCCAACACATCATCCTCAAGTTTCTGAGAAATCTGAGCGCCAGCACCAACCGATACAGATTTAACTTCTTGCTCAAATGCTGTTTCTGGCACACGTATTTCTTTCGTGCTCCGTGATATTTTTGTACTACGTAGAATGCCTGATGATGGAGCACTTTTAATTAAATCTGCATCGCTTATAGAACAAGATAGTTCGCCAGAGTGTGCATCATTACAACAATAGGTATGATGACCGTCATTGTAGATGTTTTCGTTACTATTAAGAGATTGTGTTTTGATATTCCCACAGCCCCAAGTTGCATCATACGTTTTATACCCCCCATAATTTTTGTATGGGGAATATTCATTAGAACCAGAATTGACACCAATAATTGAAGTATGATAGATATGTTCAACCCGTGGCATTTCGCGTCTAATTTTAGTCTTGTAAAAAGCAAAACCAAAAGCCGGAACTGTCTTCTCTCTGCCCATAACCAACGAAGCAATATCCCGTGCTTCATCCTCTGAAAAGAAAAATTGACGCACAGTTCCATCATTACTATTCCTGAAACCATCCCACCAATGCGGAGCAGAACATATATAATTCTGCGCTGGCCACTCATATCCACACTTCTGGCAGAATCTTCCATGTGCGAATGGTTCATTATGTCTAGGACAATTATTAGTGTAGCTTTCCAAGCCCAAACCATTCATTTCCATTCCAGTAATAGGGTTCATGCCTTTTACGCTTGGAACAACAGCAGTATTGAGAGGGTCATTTTCAGTCCAATCAAACCACAAACCGATATTTACAGAAACAGGACAAACATAAGTTCCAGCAGCACGAACCCAATCTTTCGGAGCACCGGGTAAACAAGCAATTGGGAAAACAGGCAGCGGCTCGCCTTTTGGCAAAACATGAACTAATCCATCATCTTTAATGCGCTCTGCTTTCATAAGACGCGCCTTAAACCCGGCGTGTTCCATAACATCCACCCAACCTTTTTTTGCATGTTCCTGAACGTATGTTGTCGCTGTTCTATAATTAGTATATTGCAACATAGTGCATCTCCTTTGTCATAATTCGTCAGAGACTCCCTGCTATTATACTTTAAATAGCAGGAAGTTTCTGACATTGTTGTTAGTATGTACGAGAAGGATTCATTGGGTCTGACACTTCACGCTCTTGTGAGGTTCTGACTTTAATTCTAGGAAGACTATCATCAGCCTTACGTTCAAGGTATGTCGCGTAAGCCTTCGGATAATCGTCCTTCAATCCAGCATTACCATCCTTGCTAACAATGCCGTACTGCATCAACTCATTGATGAATTGGCCGATATAAGCCTTGTCTTTAGGCGCTTGACCCATTTCATAAACAATACGCGCAAACTGCATCTCTTCGTATTTCTCAACATTCCATTCACGCTCACATTCATCACAGTAACCATTAACGAGAATAACACCCGGATGAAATGGGCATTGGAACATTGCCAACGAAGGGAAATGGCCTGCACGATAGAGACGCTTCAAGACATTCTTCACAGGATAATGCACAGGCGTCTTGCCCTTACGCGCCTGTCTCAGAAGACTCAACGAAGCTTCAACATCAATGGTGCCTTCCGCTTCGTTCTGGAAGATGATGAAAGGACGCTCATGGGCTTTTTTATCAAGCACTTCAAAGATAGTAGGGTCACAGGTAGGGTTGTATGCCTTGAGCAATTCTTCATCGCTCCACTGGCCAACAGGACGATTAGCCTTGACAATCGTTTCTATTGCCACTTTGTACTCTTCAATAACAGGCATACCTCTGACTTCTTTGGTAGCTGCATGAACTTCAGCAATTTGATTTTCAGGTTTTTCGCCAAATGAACACTGACTACCTTCCTTCAAGATGCTCCACAATCTCTTGAAACGAATTGGCGGGAGATTGGGTTGACCGTTTTCACAGAAGATACGACGTGCTTCACCCTCTGTGCAGTCGTCAGAAAGAAGCAACTCATGGCTTCCTTCATCACAATAAATGCCAAGCTTACAGAGTCTATCCCAAATGTAAGCTTCGGCACTTGATTCAATTGCACAATTGATGCCGTAAATCTTAGGTGCTTCAGTTAAGTCGGCAGGAAGAGATGCAGTTACACCTTTTGCATTGACTTGTTTCAATGCAGGTTCAATCTCTTTGGCTGCTTTTTTGACTTTGGAAATAAGTGTTTCGACAGAAGTACGAGTATTTGTAGACATGTTTTTGTTCCTCTCTTCACGCTTGTTTTGTGACTTGCCTATGGTCACGTCGCTGACTGCATTACGAACTTCCCCAATGGAAGTGTAAATTCGCTCAGCTTTTCAGGCACTGCTGACTGCTATTTTATTATTCACTCTTTGTCTTTAGTGTCACCTCCTTCTATAAAATCATTCAACCTCATAAAAGATTGTATCCAACACACCTAGATAATTATAAAAAAATTATGACTTTCTTGCAGCCCACTCTAAAGGGAGTCTGATATACTGTACTTTTTCATCGTCGTCAGCATCATAAACAAGCCATTGCAGAATCCTCAGTTTTATGTCGTCTGCCTGTTGAACAATAGGCTTTTTCATGGTCTTCATAATAGCCGCAATCTTCTCTTTGGCTTCTGCAACAGTCTTAGGTGTCTCAGGATTTTCTCGTATCTCGTTGTATTCTTTAATATGCTCTTCTTCTTTGTACACATCCACATAAAACACACCAACGTCTTTTGGAGCGGCAAATCCTTTGTTCGCAATCAACCAATCTGCAAATCCCAATGTTTCAGATGTTTCAACCGCATGTAGTTCCTTAAGCTTATATTTGCGATAGCCTAAAGCTCTGTACTCTGCGTGTAGCTTTTTCAAGTTGCTTTTAGGTGGTCCAAAAACAATCGTCACCCCGCGATTATCTTCTTCATAGCCATTTTCACAAAGCACAAAAATTTTCTGTTTCATGGTTTCTCCTTTTGTCATTACCATTATACAAAAAAGAATGGGGTTTTTAGCCCCATTCTTTCCGCACCCCGCTACCATTTTTATTTCGGGCTTTACCACTTAGACCGAATCTGGTCAATCGTTGGAATAGGTGCCTTCTCTTCCTTCTTGACGACACTTTCCGTCTCCAAAAGCATACTGAAAATCTTCTCAGAGAATCCACCAACCAAATTCACCTTCTTTGTTGCCTCATTGACAGGCGTATCACCATAACCATGCAAGTTCACAGAATGCAGCCAACAATTCGGATGCTTCTGTTTGAACTTCTGCCATTCGCCATTCAACGAACCGTCAAACCCGCCGTAGCCGTCATTCCAACACTGCATGTCGCTCAGAATGATAACACGGTCTGGATTGACATTATTTTTCGCCATCCACTGCACACAGCGATGTGCGTTGGTTGAACAGCCATTGGTATCCGCCTTCTCCAATTTCTTAGAGATGTCAATAATGGTCGTGTTCTTTGTGTAGTGAACTTGTGCCACATCAGTACCGAAAGCGCACAAGAGAGCACTACCTTCAGAACGCTTTGCAATCATTCCAGCCAACACATTCGCAGCTTTCAGACACGTAATCTGGCTCTTGTCTGAAACCGGCGAAGTCATGGAACCGGAATTGTCGGCAAAAACAGCCGTCATTCCCGGCATTTCTGGAACATTCTGACAAGCCAAATCAATGGCATTTTCAATTGCTTCCAAAAGCTTCTGCTTGTGGCGCGGATTGGCCTTATCTTCCTTTTTTGGCTCTTCGTCGTAACTATAGCCATAAGGATTTGGCTGTCCTTCAACAGCGTCATAAGCAGCCACGAAGCGGAATGGAAGCTGACGGCTCTTCTTAACTTCTTCCGCGTCAGACAGCATGGCATAGACGCTTTCAATCGTTGCATCTGAAACATTAGCCGATGCCACATTGCGAAGGTTACGCAACATAGCCATATAGCCAAGAAGCTTTTCGGCAATCAGGTATTCCCAAACTGCCCGCTTGTTTTCACCGCTCTGGCCAAACTGAGACAAAACGACTTCCCAATTGGCCATTGACTGTGTGACCAATTCCCTAGCCTTATCGTCAAAAATCTTGCACTGCTTCAGGTCTTCACGTGCCGCAACGATTGGCAAAGCTGCCCTGTCAACTGTGCCGTGAGTCATGTACGTGCGGAGAGGCATCGGCAAAGGATAATCCTTCTTGCGATAAATCCAATGCAGAACATCCTTCCATTTCGGGAATTCGGAACTGTTGTACTTCAACAATCCACGCTCACCGAAATTATGAAGTGCATCAGCTAGACCACGGCTCAAACAATTCTTTAAGCACTTTGGGCCGAAAAAGAAACGATGCAGCATCAAACACGTCTTGATTTCATCAGGACGGATTGCAACCTTTGGCATGTACTGACGGACAAACTGCTGTCCCTTTGGATGGATAGATGCCACAACCATAAGAACTTGCGGTGTCAAACGGATGTTCATATCATTGCGCAACCAAGCTGCAATGCTGAACAAATCCTTCGGGTTTGGGCCATTCAAAATACTGATAGCTGCCGCAAGAATTTCTTGGGACACACTATCCAACTCAGGACAATCAACAAATTTCTTAATCTTTTCGCCTGCCATTTCAATGCGGGACACAAAATCTTCCGCATCCTTCCTGATGACGTTAGGATTTGGCTTCCAGACGTTATCATTGTAATACTTCGGCTCAGCGAAGAAAGCTCCCGCCGTCATAGTAATGAGCTTTACAGCAGGATTTTTGATTTCCCACGCAACACCGCCAGCACGGTTCACGCTGGCTCCCTTATCTTGGTTTTGGATGGAAGTAGAAACCGACTTGGCCTTCATTAATTTCTTCATCGTGCTCATATTACATCTCCTTGTTGCGAAGTGTGCCTTAACAAGAATCCATCAATCCCAAAAACTAAGACAGGCTGGTTTCGTTTATGATAGAAGTAAGCCGGTCTTGAAGTGGATTGATTTCAATTCTTGCCATTAAGCACCAATCTGCTAATACCGAAAAGTTTGGCTTGGCTGGTTTCATTCAGAGAAGTAAGCCATGCCAGAAGCGTATCAGCATTATGATAATACACGCAAGAATGAACTTTTCAAGAAGAAAATTGAAAAATTTCGCTTTTTCTAAAACTGCGGTTTTTGCTCTGCAACCCGTGTAATAGTGCCATCTGGACCTATTTTATCTTCTTTGCCTACATGGTATTTAACCTGTATCAATTCGGCTGTCAAAGAGAAAATTTTCTGTGCGTTCTCGATGTCCTTTTTTAGTTCTTCAAGCCGTTTTCCTGCTTCACGATATCTTGCCCAATCTTCAGGCGACACTCCTTCTCTGCCTGCTACTCCCGGCAGTCCTTCATTGTGTCCTCTTTTATCTTCATCTTTGTAATCCATCGGGCGTCTCCTTTTTCATTAATGGGACAGTGGGACAAAAATATCTCACAACTTTTTCACTCTGCATTATACAATAGAACTATATGGGCTTGAACGCAATTCCGATATGGTGGATTCACTCATAATTTTCTTATAGATGGTCAACCACAGAGAGTCTTTTTCTTCTCACCATTTTGAGGGACAAACGTATGCAAGCCGACAATAAAGACAACAATAAAGACAATCGAATCAGACTCAACACAGAAGAAATGGAACTAATTAAATTGTATCGTGAAACTGGAACAATACCCGACACCTATGTTATTAATTCAGATTTAAACGTCAACAAGCTTCGCGGTAAACATGCGGAGCTTCAGCGCAGATATAAGACCACGCTAGAAGAATTAGAGCACGCCAACATTCAAATCAACACTTTGATTGATTTGAAAGATGTTAAAATCGAAAAGATGGTTTTTGGTGAACAGCACAAGGGACAGACCGGCAACGCTACTGCTGTCATGGTTGCCTCTGATTGGCATCTTGAAGAAAAAGTAGAGCCAGCACAAGTCAGTGGCAAGAATCAATACAACATACAAATTGCTGCTAAACGTGCTACTAAATTCTTTGAAAAAGGTTTGTTTTTGACAAATCTTATTCGCCAAGGAATCAAAATCAACAGGCTCGTATTAGCTCTGCTTGGCGATTTCATTTCTGGTTATATCCACGAAGAATTGATGGAAGATAATCAATTAAGCCCAACAGAAGCCATTCTTTTCTGCAAGAAGATTTTAATTTCCGGCATTGAAAAGCTGATAGAAGACGGCGACTTTGAAGAAATCATTATTCCTTGCTGCTATGGTAACCACGGCAGAACAGGGCAAAAGATGAAAATTTCCACCGGCTATAAGAATAGTTTTGAATGGTTAATGTATAAGGATTTGGAAACATACTTCCAAAAAGAAAAGAGAGTAAAGATTGTCGTCGCTAATGGTTATCATAACACCATCAATCTTTATGGCAAATATCCAATAAGATTCCACCATGGCGATTCTATCAAATATGGTGGTGGTATTGGCGGCATCACAGTACCCGCTAATAGGGGAATTGCGCAGTGGAATACCCAAGGCGCAGTATATATAGATTGTTTTGCTCATTTCCATCAGTTTATAGACAATGGTAATTTTATTTGTAATGGTTCGTTGATAGGTTACAATGCTTTTGCCAATTCCATCAAGGCTCCATTTGAGGAACCCAAACAAACCTTTTTTGTAATAGACGCTGATAGAGGTAAAATTTTGACAGCACCTATTTTTGTAGAGTAAGGGATACTCATATGCCATATAAAGACCCACAAAAAGAAAAACTCAGGCAAAAAAAAAGAAAGGAAACTCCTCAATATAAAGAGTGGTTACACAATTATTTAAAAGAATATAGAAAAACTACAAAATATAAACAAAGTCGTCAATCATATCTAAACTCTAAATCTGGCAAAGCTGTTATAAAAAAAGCCAAAGCAAAATATCGCAGTTGTGAAGCAAATCGTAAAAAAGAAATAGAAACTGGACGAAGATACAGAGAAAAAAATAGAGAATTGATTAATAAAAAATCACGACTTAGAGGAAGAATAGTGCGTTTAAAAAAACGCGGATTGACAAAGCAATCTTATAAGAATATCCTACTTTCACAAAATAACTTATGTGCACTATGTTATAAGCCATTCACTAAAAACAATAAACCTTGCATGGACCATTGCCATTTAACAAACAAATTTCGTGGCTTACTTCACAACCAATGCAATTTATTATTAGGCATAGCAAAAGATTCAACTGAGCTATTGTCAAATGCAATAAAATATTTGAAAAAAACATCAACCACAAACCAAGGACAAAAATATGAAAAAGTTATTAGTTAGTATATCTGTTGTATGTATTATCGGCTTGTCTGGTTGTGCAGAAACAAAAAGAGTAGCAAGAGAAACGCACACCATGACAGCAGTATTTTCCGCTCAAGTAAAGGCTGGTAAAACAACAAGAGAACAAGAGCAGAAATTTATCTATGCCATGAAGGATGTAACCGCTACGCTAGACGCTTCTATTAGAGGAACGAAAGCAGCAACCAAAACCACACAAGAAGCAGAAGCAATGGCTGCTGGCATTGACGTAACTAAACCAGCCAATTTGGACGGCAAGTAGATTTTATTCTTTAATAAGTTCGCGGTTAAATACAGGCAATTCACCATCTGCCTGTATTTCGACAGAAGTAGAATCGAGTTGAACTGTTACCAAACCTTGATTTAATTTATCTACAGCTATAACAATTCCGATTGGGTAACCATTAGCATATACCACTTCGCCGATATTCATTGTTGGTGGATTGACTACTTGAACCACGCTTGTTGAAATTTCAATATTGTTTGGTCCACAAGCACACATAATCATTCTATAGCAAACCAATGAGAATCTTGATTATCGCTGGTGCCACACTAGCAATCAAGAAAGTCTTGGCAGCAGCTTCAAACTTATCCCTATCTTTATTGTACTCGTCAAGCGTCATATAATTCTGGTTCATTCTGGCAATAATGTCATCAGCAGTCATGTTCTTTGCCAAGAGGTTAAATGCCTCTTCTTCTTTTCTTTCAAAAATAAGCACCAAGAAATCCTTGAACAAATCTTTGCCGATATGAATAAGAAGTGTCTTATTGTCTTTGAAAAAGCTGATGAAATCCAGGGCTAGAGTGGTCTTAATTACTTGACCACCAATTTCGAATTGAATAGTGCCGGAACTTGCGGCATTAAAGTAAGTAATAAGATTGTCTACCCAATCCGTTGAAGCATCTCTGACGCTTATATTTTGAGAATCCATCTGTTTTATATTCTCCTTTAAGGCTTGAGCATTTCCATAATATCTTCGATAGCACCTTGGGCATTTTGATACCTTGATGCTATGCGGTGAATGTATGGTATATCAGAGTATTGGTCTAGTTTACCAAAAGCGTCATCAAGAACAAGACGGGCCTTGGCAAATTCGTTGCGAGCCACAGCAGCATCTTCACGAGTATATGGTTTGCCTTTGAAGCCCATAAGCATTTTAGCCGCCTTAACCAATTCTCTAGCCACACGCATTCTGTTCATGATATGTCCCTTATTTTTTACCTCTCAAACTTGCATCCCCTTCGTAAGCTTTTTTGATGTTTTTGACCATGATGGAAGCTCTGACGCGACTAATATTTTTTTGTTGCATTTTGTCGGCGCAAGAGGCACAGACAGTACGCATCTGGTCAACAGTAATCCATTCGTTGTCCAGAAGACTTGCTATTTTGTTTAATTCGGTAAGAACTTTGGGGTTCATAATACTCTCCTCAACCACAATCCACTATAAGGAGAGTATAAAAAAACTATTAGTGGCTAGTCAAATCCCAAAGAAAACTAGTTAAAGTACGGGGATTTTTAGCTAAATTGTCTAATCTCTTCACTGCCGCATAATGTGCCTTAAGGTCTTCTCTCTGTCTCTCTGTAAGATTTTCTTCCGGCTCTGTAAAAATGGGGGCAGAATATCTAGATTCTTTAACTTCCTTTTTCCCTTCTGCATCCTTATTAGCAATACTTTTCCTAACTTTTTCTACAAAAGCCTCATCAGGAACACCGTAATTCTTGTGGAGAACTTCAACAAGAGTTTCTACCACAGGGGCTTCGGCAGTTTGTTCTGCTGGTTTAATAGTTTCAATTACTTTTGTTGGCACTTCAACAATTGGTTCAGCACTGATTACAACTTCCGATTTTACGGCAGATTTTTGATTCTTCTTTTCGCAAAATTGTCCATAGTGTTTCCTGCAATAACCCTTACCATGATGTTTGTCTGTGCAACCTTCAATAGAGCATGTTCTAATTGCTGTTTTCATAGGCTTTTTATTAACGGATACTTCTTCAACAATCATTTGTTTAACAGGCTTTTTTGCAGATACTTTGGCAGGCTTATTCTCATAATGTTTCCTACAATAGCCTTTAGCATGATGTTTGTCTGTGCAACCTTCAACAGAACATGTTTTGACGGGACTATCCTTCATACTCCGATAATGTTTCTTGCAATAGCCCTTCGCATGATGCTTGGTCTTACAGCCACGAATTAAGCACTTCTTTTTTGCCTGCTTCCCAATGGTATCTTTTTTGTCTTTTTTGTCTGTAGGAATGTCGCTATGCTCCGATTGTGAAGGCACATCTTCCGGCGATACCTTATCCATATCAACATGCGGTATGTTTTTGACTATAGTATTATCTTCCTTAACTGATTTGTCACACAACATGATTTTATGTTTGGAGATTCTTTTGAAGCTACGGTTAATGGTCTGTAGATTTTTGAGATAATCGGTAGCATTACTCATTGTAAGCCTCACTCGATAAAATGGGTTGACAAATCGCTCATCCACTTCCACAAAGGCCATCATCATTGTACCACAAAGCCATTCTGTTTTTATTTTTTGCCCTCAGATGGTTCATTAACAATGCAGTAAGGACACACAAGCTTACCATTCAAAGGACCATGTGTTATCTTGATATAATGCATAAAACACTTAGGACAGTTATAGTCATACTGTTGACCATATACCCCGCGCGTAATGAACCAAAAATCATTATTTTCTATGACTTTATCTTCTAAATCTTCATTGCATGAAGCGGCCACTAAAGCCAAAGCCTCTGGTGGTGATTTGTGTTGAAAATGTGGCACTTCCCAAAAAGGATGATTGTTGCATGTAGAAATGAGGTAATAGTATCCTCTTTGAATAATGAACGTATGATAGTTACAAGACGGGAAAGACAATTGAGTGGTTGACTTAATTATACCGTCCTTGATTTGCTGTTTAATTATTGCTTTTAGCTCTTCGTTCTGTCCATCTTCTTCATGTCCATCACGAAAAGGAATCATAGCTAAAGCCACATCTGCTGTGCTCTTGTAGAACTCCAAAGGCACAGAAAATGAAGTGGAACTGCTGTTACTGACAAAACCACGCCTGATTTTCATACTGTCCTCCCTAGTGATGGTTAAGTCTGAAATGCACCAATTCCTGAAAAATGTCACCATGTTCCATAAAAGAATTTAATTCACAACCATCGTTGTCAGAGTAATGAAACTTGAAGAAGCGATTAAAGTCATATACTTTGAGTAGCTGTTTGAATACTGTTTTGGCAACATCATCTCTACATTTGGCACGCTTTTCAAGATATTTCTGCATGGCATTTTGTGTGTCTTGGGCAAAGTCCCAATCAGGCATAAGACATCTTTCGGTGAATCCATGTTTCACTGCTTCTTCTGAAGGTTCCAACATACCATTTGTCAATTCATCCAAAAGCTCTTTGCGACTCTTAACCCGGCCTTCTTTCATATCTCTCATGACAACGAAAGCTATCTCTTTTGTAGAGTAAACATTGTTATAGCCAACGTACAATTTATCCCCAAACAGAAGCCTCTCCATTTCGGCTACTGTTTTAGGAAGCTCTTTTGGGAACACCACCACAAAAGAGCTTGAACTACTATTGCTGACAAAACCGTTTCTAGTTTTCATAGCCCTAGTGTTTTGAAATCCTTATGTGTGGAATTTTGTTAAAAATTTCGCCATGCTCCATTGTGGCACCCAACTGACCGTCTTCGTCAGCGTATTCAACTTTATACATATGTTCTAATGGCCACTTCTTCAAAAGCTTGTTGGAAATCTCTTTGGCAAAAGCCGTGTCTTTCTCGTCCACATTTTTCCAAAACGCTTCTCTCTCTTCTTCTGTTCCATCAGCCACTTCTTCCGTGTCGTATTCAGGCTCTTTTATCTTGCCTAGTACGGGTTCATTCTCTGGCTCATCGCCAACAACACCATTTTTCAAAATCTCGGCGAGCATTTCAAAAGATGTGATTTTACCGCATTCTCTACTGTGGTCTTTAATTTGTTCACCTTGCAAGTTCCTAAAAACAATGGCGGCAATTTCCTTGGTAGAGAATTTAATCGCTTCAGAATTAGGATGGTTGTCGTTGTACGGATAATCTATATACAACTGGTCGCCAAACAATAGTTCTTCCGTTTCCTTGACGCTCCCCGGCAATTTGGGAAGTACAAGGATGAACGCACTTGAGCTACTGTTGCTGACAAAACCATGCCTCTGTTTCATGACTAGTGTTTTGAAATCCTTATGTGCGGAATTTTGTTAAAAATTTCGCCATGCTCCATTGTAGAACCCAAATCGCCATCTTCATCAGCATATTCTACACGATAAAGGTGCTTCAAAGGCCACTTCTTCAAAATCTTCTTTGCAACTTTGTCAGCAAACTCATCCATAGCCTTGTCATGTTCCTTATATCGTTTGTCTCTATCTGCATCCGTTTCATTTGGGTCATAATTCCATTCCATTTTAGGTGCTACAATACCTTCATATTTATTTAACCAACCATCCCGCACGATATTTTCCAAATCGTGAATAGTCTCTATGTGACCAGCATCATCATGCCTAGAAAGTGGCAAGGCTGGCGGCTTATGTGTGATATCATGAAGAACAATAGCCGCAATCTCCTTGGTGGAAAACTTCTCGCAAGCAGGATGAAGGTCTTTATACGGATGTTCCACATAAAGCTCGTCGCCAAATAGCAGTTCTTCCATTTCCTTGACAATTTCCGGTACTTTCGGAAAGACAAGGATGAATGCGCTTGAGCTACTGTTACTGACAAAGCCATGTCGCTGTTTCATTCTTGCAATCCTTTAATTCCAAAAAGCCTTATGACGTAATTTTCTAAAAGCTCCGCTATACCCCTCAAAATTCACCGATTCTGGAACGACTAACCAAAACACTTTTGATTGCCTGTTCTGCTTGAAAAAGTTCTTGGCTTGCACCATTTGTTCTTTGCGCAACTTCTTATCAGTCATGTCACCACATCCACGCACATAGCTACCACTTTTCACTATCTGGTTAAAAATGAGTGCTGCAAACACTTTTGGCGACTCTTTCAAGTCAGTGTGTTCGTTGCATAAATAGTCTTCATCAAAGAGCATGGTTTCAAGCTCTGCAACATTCTCAGGAGCCTTATTGAAAGCTACCAAAAACGAGCATGAAGAACTATTACTTACGAATCCCGACCTGATTTTCATTTTCCTGTCCCTTGTTTACCGTGTGCTCCAAATGGTACGGACATACTTCAGGCACACCGTCTGTAATCTTCATCAAACGCATCAAAGCAGCACATGTAATGTTGCCATCAGCCCAACGACGGTCATCCCGGTCACTCCAACCCCAACGCTGTTTGTTGTGGCACCATACACAAATTTCTTTGGTAATGGCGCTATTCGGAACAAATACCTTATCCTTCTTTGCCATGACTATTTGCCTTTCTAAAACTCCCTTCAGTTGTATCGTTAAGGTGCTTCGTTTTTCTAAAGTTTCTCTACCGGCACTGATTCGGCTTTCTTCAAGAGCTTCTGAACGAAAGCCACGTAAGCCATATTATACGCGCCTTTGAAAGCAAGAGCAACTTTCTTCTGTTCTTC